CCACCTCCACCAGAAAGATGACATGGACACCGAACGACAGACAGGGCGAACCACTCGGGCTCTTAAGCAGTCTCTGTTCTTGACAAACATCGGAGCAGTGACCTTCTACGCAGCCAATTTTCGTGAGGTAGCTCGGTTGAGAGACCAGCTCCACGAGATGGCAGGAGAGGGGTTCACCACCAGCCCTTGGGGCGTCAGGAACACAAGCACAGGGCACTCCATCACACTGACCGAAATAAGCAGGTACCCTCAGAGGGGCGTCAGGTGTTACGAGGTTGTCGACCACCACGCTGCTGAGACCGAGTCTTCTCGTATAGATGCAGAAATCAAAGCTCTGGAACGCCGCAAGGAAGAGATCCAAGGAGATGTACTGCAGTGAGCCTCGCAGCAAAGATCCGTACCATCATCCAACCACTCATCATCATCGTAAGATTCGGAGCACTGACGTGATCAAGACCCAGCGAACTTCCATCGGCGGAGGAACTGCTCTCGCCCTTTTGGCGACAGCACTAGTTGCCTTCTTTTTCACCGCAGCCATCGACGCCGTGTTCGTCATGTACTTGTTCGGGTGGGCTCATCGAACTGGGATGGCAGTCCCTGCGATCGGGTACGTGGATTCCCTGGCCCCTGCAGTGTTCTTGCTCGCCCTCAAGGGAACGAACACGAGAAAGTCCTGATACAATAGCTGTATGCCGGTGTAACTCAATGGTAGAGTACCTCACCGGCGTCATGCCCTTTTAGTTCAACGGTAGAACACCACCCTTGTAATGTGGCTACGGGAGTTCGACTCTTCCATGGGGCTCTTACGTGTAACACACTGAGACGATGCTGCGCACGTACTCAGGGAAGAAGGTGTGGGACTCATAATCCCTTGTGATTTACCTCAATGCTCCCTTAGCCCAATTGGAAGAGGCGTCTGGCTCAAAACCAGGATGTTGTCAGTTCGAATCTGACAGGGAGTACCAAAACCGTACCGAAAACGGTACTGTCTTGCCTTCATAGCTCAAGGGACAGAGCGCTCGCCTCCTAAGCGAGACATCCAGGTTCGAGTCCTGGTGAAGGCACTTCGTACACAACAAGGAGCACAAAATGACCAAGGAACAGTTCTACGTAATGGCTGAATACAACGTAGAAGCTAGCTATGACTCTATCGACAAGGCAGTCGAAGACATCGACTGGGAGTACGAGGAAGAGGACATGTTCGTTCTCAAGCTCGTAGCTGTTGTGAAGCCGGTCAAGATGAGCAAGGTGACGCTGGTATGAGCTACGAGTTCACCGCTGACAAGAAGGTCAAGGTCGGAGCGACCACTCTTCATCCCGGAGACTCGGTTGTCCTCTTCAGTCTTCCTCCTGACCCCGTACTTGTCGACATCTTCGAGGGCTTGAAAAGAAAAGACCTCTTCGTACGAGACGAAGAGGCTGTTCAGAGGGACGTGGATGACCTCAACGAAATGATCTACAACATTCTGCGGACCTACAACACTGAGTACCCTGCTACGGCTACAGAAGAGATCATCAAGGCCATCATCTCACAGCTGGAAAAGCATCTGTGATCTTCCGAGTCTACCGATCCTCAAGGTGGTGGGTGGCAGAGGTGTTGGACGGGAAAGAGTCCCTGTACCTAAACCTCTGCCACACACGTCGAGGGGCGAACCGTTGGCTTGAGAGGAAGAGGAAGAAGCTCAGCGCTTCTTGACGCTAATTGCGTAGCTCAGGTTTGAACCAGCTACAACAGACCCAATCTGTGTCACAGCGACGTATAGAAGGCTTCCCTTTGCCACGGCATAGGCGTTACCCCAGGCGTCGACAAGTGCGTCAGGAGCACCAAGGGTAGCCACTCCAAAAGCTGAAATGGCGATAGAGGCATCTGTAGAGTACAGGGTCTGCTTGGTTCCAGAAGGAGTCAGGTTGACTGTAGGGTTAACAGCACCGTAATCTGTTCCACGGAATCCAGGAACGGTAGGCTGGTTTACCTTCAGGTTCACCTTGAGAGCAGCACCAGTAGGTGCTGTAGCGACCCAAAATGCCGCACCAGTGACATAGAAGTCAAAGGGGGCAACGAAGGCCACGGTATCGGCAACGGTCAGAGTTCCAGACACGAGTCCGGGAATAACAGTGGTTGTCTCGTCCATTTACATGGCCTTTCTTACGGAGAACTTCAGCATCTTCAGTTTACAGTGCGGTTGACCGCAAGAACTCATTCAACCACAGAAGTTTCTGATGATTTCAGCTCTTCCAAACGGTCCAGGTTTTCCTTAATTACAGATGCAGACTCAGCGTCAAGCACCTGAACTGGCTCGTAACTAGTGCCTGCAATCTCACCAGCGTTAGCCTTCTCGATGTCTGTGACCTTGGCAAGAACTGCCTCGTGAGCAGTGTCAATGTCCTGCATGTTTGAGAGGTATGCTGCTTCCTGGGCCTGGTTACCAGCGATTCTTGCGATCTCTGCAGAGGCCATGTTATTTAGGTACTCACCCTCTAGTTGCGCCAAACGAGCCTTGAGCTGAGCAGCGTACGAGAGTGCAATAGACGTTGTACTTGTGAACTTCATTAGGTTAGTCCTTTATTCAGGTGTTGATGATGATGGATCAGGCTGCGGCGATGGTAGTGACGGTGCCGCTGGAGCCACGCCACTTGAGGGCACCGCCCTCGGCGTAGAGGATGCCGCCGCCGGTGGGGTTGGTTGACGGGGCGGTCGTGATGTTGGCAATGGACACGCGAGTTCCCACCCCGTTGTCCCCCAAGCCGTTTATCGCGCCTATGGACGCCTGCAAAGTCGCACCTAGGAACAGGCTGCCAGCGCCACTTAGGCGGGTTTGTGTCACCCCCGCGCCGTCCTGCCATTCCTGCAAGCTCCCCGACTGCGACGCCATGCCCTTGACGATCAAGGGCACGTTACCGACGGTCGTGCGGTTCACTACCGTCACCGACGAAGCTGCGACCTGCAGGTACGGACCGGTGTTCGAGCCATTGATGTACGAAGCGGCGAACATGTTGCCGCCAGCGTCGATATGCGCGAGCACTGATCCAGCGCTGTTCTGCACCTGGAAATGAGAACCGGTCTGACCTGCCATGCCCTTGGCGATCAGTGGGACATTCGCCACGTTGTCCCTGTTGATGACCTGAAGCGCTCCCGACGTGAAGGCAACGTAGGTGTTCGTGTTGGTCGCGTTGGTCATCGCTCCTACGCCGTAGTACGACCCATCGGCGCGAACCGCGAACTTAACCGCAGCAGCCGAATCTTGAGCTTGGACCAAATCGCCGCTCTGAGCCGCCATGCCCCTAACGATGAGCGGAACGTTGCTGGCGGTAGTGCGGTTCATGGCCAAAATGCTATTGGCACCCATTTGGAAGTAAGGACCAGTGAACGCTGTATTCTGGATGAACGGAGCCGAAGCACCACTGCCACCAGTAAGCGCTAGGGTACCATCCGCTCCGAGGGCCATGAGGAGAGTATTAGACGAGTTACGGGCTTCAAAAACACTTGCAGTCTGTCCTGATGCACCTTTGACCACTAGTGGTACGGCATTAGCGTTAGGGGCTACAACTGTCTGTGTAACTACAGAAGTTCCACCACCAAAGGCGGTATTGAGTCTCAATGGCATGGAAGCTCCTTAGAGGAAGGACTGAACTCTGTAGGTCGCCCCAGAAGTAGAGGTAACCTTCATGACAAAGGTGCCCTTTGATGGGACAAGCAGGTCATCTGCTGGGATAGCTACAGTGGCTCCAGGAGCAACCTGAATAGAGCCAGCACCATTTGTAGGTGTAACTGCACTGATGTCTGCGGCACCGTTAAAGTTGCCGATGATCACGCCGAGAGTGTCTGCAGAGCTAGCGCTGTTCTCGATGGTCACACCAGGACGTCTCTCGTCAGGAAAGTTGATGATGTCCACCACTCCAGGAGAGTTGGTGACGATACCCGTACTTGGAACCCCGCCTGTCTGTTCTGTTAGGTTGTATGTCGCCACGATTTCTCCTTGGAACGTTTCCCCCATTTTACTGGCAGAAAACTTGCTTGACACGAGCAACCTGCAACGATTAGGATTCACACATCGGAACTACAAAGAGGAGCACCATGAAGTACCCCAAGCTGAAGAAGGACGTCAAGAAGAAGTGGCTCAAGGCCCTGCGCTCTGGAGAGTACGAGAAGGGGATTGATCGACTTGTAACTGTGCCGTACATGGAAGAGACCAACGATAACTACCAGTTCTGCTGCCTTGGAGTGTTGGCAGATGTCGCCGTCAAGGATGGTGCTGCGGGCTGGTACGATGAGTCGTACGAGCATGACGATCCGGATTTTGAGGATACCCTGCTTCCCCCCAAGATCTCTGAATGGGCCTTTGGAACAGGACTTGACGGGCAAGTTTTGGAGGATTTGCAAGGCTTCCTGGCTTCCAGGAATGATGGGAGCTTCAGTGTTAAGGGCACTCTCCCCAAGGCTTGGACTCACAAGCGCATCGCTGACTGGATCGAGGCCAACCTGTGAACGAACTTCGTTTTAAGGTAGCAGGGGTGTCCTTTGCTGATGGGTACCCTCAGAACCTTTTGAGCGTCTATGAGAGCGGCTCCACGCACGCTGTGCTGAAACGACAGCCGGATAACCCCTATGACACCAATGCAATCAGGGTTATCTGTGTATCTGCTGGAGGCTTTGTGGGGCATGTACCCCGAGAGATCGCAGAGTGGCTCGCTCCAATCATGGACAGTGGTATCAAGGTAAAGGCTTCTCTCGAAGAGGTTTTGGTCGATCCAGAGCACCCTGAGAGGCCGGGAGCACAGATCAGAGTAACCTGGTGAATGCCTACGATCTTCCTCTTCCGTCTCTTGGAGAGTCACCTTCGTCCCCGAGAACTCGTGATACGATCCAGGTGACTCTTCCAGCGGAGATCTTAAAGAAGGTACACACACTCCCGCTGCCTGGAACCGTCCATGACAAGGCAGCATCACTAATCATCGAAGCCGTAGAAGGGGACCGAAAAATGAGTATCATTTTCGCAATTTTCTGGATTGTACTGGTGGCCCTGGCCATCAACGTCGTAATCAACTTCTTCAAGAAGGTGTTCAAGTGAGCGACACTATTGCAGTTCCTGAGAACTTGGCCAGGAAATGGATTAATTTCTGGGGTGCTCGTCCCAGCTCCCCAGCCAACGAGGCTCTCTGGGACGTATTCACAGAGGCTCTTTGGAAGCCTCCGATCACCAAGGTACAGTGGGTGGACACCAAAGACCATCCATACCCTGTTGGCAGAGCAATCCTGGTGGACCGATCCCCCACAGATTTGGTGGATGGTGGGATCGAGATCGATACCTACTACATCGGTGGGTGTGTGGAAGTACAGCGTTGGGCTATTCTGGAGGGCGTGGAATGATCACAGAGCACACACTCAAGGTCCAAGTAGTTTGGAATGCCCTTGGTAACGTGGTCGACGGACCTCGACGCGCTACGAGCACACATCGGCAAGGTGCTCGTCATGATGGACAGCGGGTCCATCTACGAGTGGCGGATGGAGTCCCCAAACCACGACGCTCTCGACAGGGTCGTCGCCTGGTGCCCGATCCTCAAGCGAGGTCGAGTATGACCGCTGAATACGAGGCCAAAATCAAGGTTGAGTGGACTGATGGTGATTACCACAGGACCTGGATCGGTGACGGGTACGTCGGGGCCCTTACCGCTAGTGAGTTGAAGAAGTGGGGGTTTGAACGCCCCGTCAAGTATGAGGTTGGCGAGTTTGTAGCAGTCGACAACTCAACCAGATACGCCCAGATCGTTACTGTCGGTACTATGGGCGTTACTGTCAAGAAGTCCCCCACTAGCATTACTACCTGTTTCTACTACTTCTACGAGATCAAGAAGCCATGAACGTTACAAGATCAGTGCTAGGGCACTATGTACGAGCTGGGCAGTGCTATGAGTTCAACTCAAGGTACTTCCCCACGATTTTGGACCCTCGTTGGCCCCAGAACCCTGCGGTGATGATGACCGCTATCAACCTGGCAGAGTTCCAGGGATTTCTTCGAGGATACGGCCCGGTGAGAGTGCTGAGCGCTTCCGAGAAGGCCCAGGGGTACAAGGCATCTCCAAACGGCCTCTACGTCGGCAACGACAACGGTACCGTTGATGCCACTGGTTGGCAGTTGAACGGAACTCTTTCTGCCAATATGCTCCCCGAGGATGCGGCTAAGAGGGCTTTTGCTCTGTGGTCTACCTCTAGTAAAAAGGACCCGTTCGAGCACTGGTACGCCTATAAGGACCGTGCCAAGAAGATCCAGGACTGGGAGTACTTCCTGTCCATCGCTACAGACACCCCAAACATGTTGAAGCTCCCTATCAAGTGGGCTGAAGCTCAAGGGTACAGGAAGACCAAGTGAGGTGGGCCATCATCGCTGTCTGTTTGATCTTGGATCTATGGGCAGTGTGGAAGCTTCTGACCTGGCCAGAAGGTCCTCCAGAAGGAGAGTGGAGATGACTGACGTAGAAGTTGTTGTAGTGTCCACTTTGGGGGCGGTTTTTACGGTCTGCTTTGTACTGCCTATTGTTCTTGGCCTTACCATTGGAAAGCGAGATTTTTGTATGGGACTGACACTGATTTCTGGAGATGACTGGGGAGTTGCCTACAGGGATGGAATTTTCCTTGACATGGGGCATGAGCTGTCTTACAGTGCTAGGCACGTACTTGAAACCCTCAAGGTCGAACACAGGTTCATCGACGCACTGTCGTACACGTCCGGTGGGAGTGTCTTGTGCTACCCCCCAGAAACCGAAGAACAGGCATTACAGACCCTAGGAGCATGGACATGATGAAGTTTCGTGCATCACAAGTACTCAACGTAATGGACATCTTGCTGACGTCGATGGGTGACGTCTACGCTGTTCTCAACTACATGACCGGAGATGATCTCTACACCCACCAGCTTCCACGAGCTGCACGCTGGGTAAGACCCATCATTGAGGAGCAGCACCCCTGGATTGTTGAGGAGCTGGCGTACGTCAACAAGTTCCCGTGGGACGCCATGTCTCGTGATCACGCAAAGGTTGTGGCCGATCTCATTGCTACTGGTGTCGATGACTTCTATGGAGAAGTCACACTAACCCCTCGCCCTGACCTCTGGTCACGTCAGGACCCTATCTCCGAGCTTCTTGAGATGACCGACAAGCCCGTACTGGTAGCGGTGGCACCATGAGCGATGAAATCACTAGGCTGAGGGCTCTCGTTGACGAGATCACCCACACCGCAGAACACTGGGCAGACCTCTACCCAAATGCCGATGGTGATGCTCCAGGACCATTTCTTAAGGGAGCAAGAGCTGCCGCTGAGGACATCCTCGACATCATTAACGGATTCTTCGAAGAAGAAGATGTGCAAGCAACTGTTGACGCCGAAGGGTTTGATTGGTAATGAAGAGGCGCATCGCAGGAGCACCAGCTGGTCTTCGATGGGATCGCTCGTACACTTGGGGGTTCTGGGTCTACGAGGTCACCGACGTTGCTTGGCTCCGTGCTCAATACCGCAAGGAACGACGGAACACGGATTCACCTGGGGCGGCTCGAACCTTCACACTGATCCGAGCGGGGCAGGAGCGCAAAGCGACGCAGACGCACGCCATTGTCGACAACAGCGTCAAGGTTAAGTGGCAGTGATGGCGACTACCACGCACTACGTCGTGCGCAACGCCGAAGGACGTGAACTCACATGGCCCCTCCCGTTCGAGTCGTGGGTGGCCTTCTGGGAAGGCCCCGATGATGGCACGACCAGCACCTCCCGCATCGAAGCCGAACAGCTTGCAGCAAAGTACGGTGGCACGGTGCATCGCATCACAGTTATTGACGATGCCGTTGGTTTGCGTTGGGTGAAGCCAGTTTCATTTACTACACACCACTGTCTTTACGATGGACCTGACCTTGTAGCAATAGCCAACGTTGGTCTCATAAACGGCCCATGGTATGCGCTCGAACCGGCAGCAGTCAATAGATCGAAGTACGGGTTCGACACCCTCAAAGAAGCAATGGCAGAAGCAGAACGAGCCTACAAGGAGACCTGGACATGAAGACGAAGCACACCATTGAAGTAGAAGTACAGTGGAATACAGGCATAGGAACATACAGCCACTCTGTTTATCTGAATGACATACACCTTGCCTACATGAGCGACAAACTGGCCAGTCAGTATGGGTTTGAGCGTCCATATGAGCCCAAGGTTGGGGACATTGTGGAGATCATTGGAGATGCCGCTGCTCACAGCAACGTTTTCCGAGTGACCAGTGTGAACACGTACCCAGAAGGTACTGACCTAGTGGTTTTGAACCCTACCGTGACACTGAACCACGATTTCGTTGTGTACTTTGACCAGGTCCGAAAGGTCGCATGATGGAGCTACTCATCATAGAGCGGGGGTCTTGTCGAACCTCTCTGAGCCTTTCAAGGGCTGGTAGTTAGAGCCCTGCTTGGCGGTGGAAGTACTTAGCCTGGCGCTCTACCTCTGGTAGCTCCCCTGCTCTGGCGAATGCTCTTGTACCAGAGAACTGAGGAGGTAGAAGTCCAATCTTGTTCTCTGTGAAGTCGCCCCTGGTGATGAGGTAAGAGTTCTGGCCCCTCGTTTCTGTGGCCAAGGCCCTCCTCGCCAGGGGTGACATCGTTCTTGCGTGGGCAATGTAGGCAGCTTCTTCTCCGTGCCTATCGAAACCCCTTTGTGTTCCGTAATGCCCAATGAGGTCATGGACGGCCCTGAACTGATTGTTACCCTCAACTCCAAAGATTGGGTGCCCACCAGTAGTCTCTGAACTGAAGACCTTCAGCCTGTTGTTGTGCTTGACGTCGTCAAACATCTCCCTCGGGCTGCTGTAAGGGTCGTGCTCTGTGAACTCGAACTTGACACGCCTCTTGAGATGGTCGTACTGCTCCCCCACCTCCTTCTGCATCTGTTTGAACGCCGGAACGGCGGCATGGTCGAATGAAGGCATCCTCTCATAGAGGTCACCGAGGTGCCTAGTTACAGACGGTCTCGCTACGATCATTGGCGTCTCCTTGCGATCAGCTTCTAGTGTACCTGCCGTGCCACGGTGCCCGCTGTGTGTAGAGAGAGAGAGAGAGAGAGAGAGAGCGCATTAGGCCACTGTGGGATGTTGGGGGGACTCCAGCTATGGGTGACGCCTGGCCGCTCCCTCCTCATCTTCAGACTTAAGGGTGGGGGGTCAATGAAAGCGCTTTCATTGGGTTATCCACAGCCTGGGAGGGGGTGGGGCATGGGTTGGCATGGAATGCTATGAGAGGGGATGGGATGGCATTTCTCTGATTGGCCCCTCATTTGCCCTGTGCTGCGATGGACCCCCATTCTGGGGCGACCCCCACCACCCCCCTGTGGATAACTCCGTAAATCGCTTCCACCTTTTACCATGTAAGCGGTTACACCCTTACAGCAGTAGGGCTGTGGGCCATCACCTCGTCCACGTTTTGTGGCCCATGTAAGCGCTTACAATGTGACCACGGTCACAGAACCACAGTTCTACCTTGTAAGCGCTTTCAGGCCACTCGCTGGCATGGGGGAGGGGGTGCTCTGCGGGTGATGCCAGGACACGAGGGGGGTGGCAGGGCCACATACCTGCTATCTGCCCTCGTAGGTGCAGGGGTGGGGTGTGCTCTCTCTCCTCCTGTTCCCTCTCTCTCTCTCTCTCTCTTCTTGTGTACCTGGACACCGAATCGCTTCCCCCGAATTTCCTGTGTGGCTGCTTACATCTACGTGTGAGGGTGTGACGGATGTCACATGAACCACTTTATGTGCCCTGACCAGGGCGTTTGTTGCAAACAAAGGGATGTAGGGGGGTTGATGCGGTGCTGTGGGGGCAGTAATGTGTCTCTCGTTGGCCCGCTGACCCCCGCCGCTACGGCACGGTGGCAGCCTCGCCCCTCCGGGGGCGGGACATATCGCCAATGGGTGCCTCGCCACAATGGCCGCACCTGGTGCCCTGGTCTCCCTCCTGGTGAGGTTTGAGAGATCGGACATCGAGGGGTTTCAGTCCTCTCCCCAGTGCGCCGGTAGGCGACAGGGTACAACGTGGGAACGCCCACGAGTGTGCAAGGCACCGAAACCCGGAAGGACGGACCCCACAGCGATGGTGCGGGCCCTGCGATAAGGGCAGGTTCGTGTAGTAGCGCCGCAGTAACCGATGGCAGACCAGACCACGGATCAATCAACCTGGCCGCAGGACGCATGGGGTAAGACCCACAAAACCACCCTGCACACTCGACACCACGACTACCCCGTTACGGGCTCCTGGTGCCGATGAGTGTGATCACAGGGGTGCGTGTACTACACGGAGGAATGACAACCCTCACGTACAGGCTCTAGAGCATGTGTTCCTCCGTCATCGCCACCCCGAATTTCGGGTGTGGTGCCCCCAGGGATGGGGGGCCATCCATCCCGCAACTCCAACAACGGTGACGCCTCTCGATCAATCCCTTCGGGGACGAAGCCACCATCGTGCTTGTGGGTACTGCTGAGCCCTGGTCAGGTGACCAGGTCAGGTGAACCTCCGCCTCCGAACACCCCTCCACAGTGTCGTTCACACACTGAGAGGGCTACGAGAGGTGGTTCTGACCAGGGGGGTTCGATACCTCCAGGGCTCAGCAGTACCCACAAGCGAAAGGAATCAACCATGCAGATCAACCTCGTTCTCACGCAGCTCGAAGCCGATACCCTTCGTCACGCCGATGCCCTGTCCGGCAAGGTCGACAAGGTCCCCAACACCCTGGAGGCTCTTGACGAGCTGTACGGGCTCATCGAGGTCGTCTTCGCCTCGCACCCCCTCGGTGCTGCGATCGCTGACATCGTCTCGACCAAGTTCGCCTCAACGGGCATCTGCCCGACGTTCATCATCCGTGACCTCTTCAACACCGTCTCCTGAAAGGACCAACCATGCTTGACGGCATCGTCCCGACCATCCTCACCGAGCTTCTGCAGCGCCCCATCGTGGGCGTCACGCACATCGACCTTCTCGACACCGATCTCTACCTCACCGGAGATGTTCCGGCATCCATGCCCTCTGCCCTGACCTGGTACGGGGACGTCTACGCAGGGATGCTCGCATGATCGGGCTCACCTCTCGTCTCATCGACTACGAAACCGGCGACATGGATGAGGACGACATGCTCGTCCTCTTCCAGGATCTCGTCGACAACGGGCTCGCATGGCAGCTCCAGGGGCACTACGGGCGCACCGCCCAGGCGCTCATCGACAACGGCCACATCCTCCCCAACGTCTGAAAGGACAACCCCATGAACGAGACATCCGCCTACACCCTTCTCAACGCCGCCTACAACAACGCACAGATCGCTGAGCGTCTCAAGGAGACTCTCGATGAGCCCCGCAACTGGTCCGAGCGAGATCGGGACGCTCTCGTCCGCATCGCTGCTGAGCGTCTCGCCAACGCTGCTCGGCACAACGTCAACCAGCTCAAGAACGGTGCCACCGAGATCACACGCCTCAAGGACGTGGTCCTGGCCAAGCGCAGCGACAGCGACTACGAGCCCTGGGTGACCTGGCGCATCGACGAGATGGGCAACACGGTCCACGGTCACTACTTCCGTGACCTGGTCAACGCCTCACTCGACCTGTACACTCGTGCCGGTCTCACCGTCCCCGCTTGAGGCAGTCTGGTCAGCCCTGGGAAACCGGGGCTGGTCATGTTCCCTCAAACCACAAGGAGAATCACATGGCATTCCAAGATCCGCAGCACCCGACCATCGACGAGATCAACAAGCACCTCGACTGGTACAACACCAGCATCAAGTTGCTGGCAGACGCCAAGGCCAACCTCGCTGCTGCCCAGCAGCTCAGCGACCAGATCTGGAACGATCTGTGGTCCAGCGAGTGGACCAAGCAGGGTGACCTTCGACGCCCACGAGCTGATGGACCAGCGACGTTCACGCTCAAGCCTGTTGGCATGAAGGTCCACGTCTTCGGGCCGAACCTCCGTGCTGAGGTGGGCATGTTCCATGTCCACGCCGTCGACTGCGCCGACTGCAAGAACTACGGCCCTGGCCGCAAGTTCGGTGGCGACACCTACGGCGAGATCTCCAACGCCAGCAAGGCGAACACCGAGACCGTGCTCGAAGCCTTCAGTCGCAAGGACTGCACGACCTTCGTGTACCCCGAAGGTGACTTCGACTACGACTACGACCTGGAGGGTGGCGGCTACGAGGGTGACCTCAAGTTCTTCCCGTGCGTGGGGGGCCTCAAGTGATCTCGACCTACACCGATCTCCCCGACGAGCGCACTGCAGTCCTCTCGATCGCTGAGCGTCACCACGCCGTGTACTGCGACTGCGGCAGCGACGATGCTGACACCTGTCGTTACACGTTCAACATCCCAACCATGCACCTGAAGGTGCGAGTCAACCGCTGATTGCAGTGGTCGGTGCTCATGCAGTAAGGTGAGCACCGAACAAAGCACTCAGACCCCCAACACGAAAGGCCAAGACATGTACGAGATCCTCCACGCAGCCCTCTGCTCCATCGCCGCTCAGTGCGACGGTGCCATCGCTGAAGACACCGTTGGCTTCAATGGCCAGGACACCCTGTTCGGGCGTCGCATCGCCACCCACTTCACCGCTGCTGACTACGACGAGGAGCTTGCTGCCGAGGTGTACCGGACGCTGGCCAAGTACAAGGTCCAGCTCGCCAAGTACGGTCACCCGTACGATCAGATCCCGGTGCCTCCCAAGGTCATCGAGGAGACCAGCCGTGCCGCTCGTGATCGTGCCCGCCAGGCCGAGAAGGGCAAGAAGTACGGGATCAACGTCATCATCGACGAGCGGATCTCAGGCACCTCTGTGGTCGTCAAGGGCAACACCTTCGACGTCAAGGACAAGATCCGCCAGGCTGGTGGCAAGTGGGACGGCATCAACCGCCTGTGGCTGGTGCCCGTGTCCAACGTGAGCCAGCTCAAGTGGCTGGCTCACCAGTTCCCGTGCGAGGTCGACAAGGCCGTTGAGACGCTGCTTGAGAACAGCGTCGAGGTCGAGCCCACGCCGATCGTTGAGGAGAAGGCCATGGCCATCGTCCCCAGCACTGGTCAAGCCCTGGTCATGTGGCAGAACGTGAGCAACTTCAACGTCCTGCTCAGCGAGATCAAGCTGATCCCTGGTCGTCAGTACGACAACGCCCGCAAGCTGTGGGTGGTGCCGATCTGCGAGGAGCTGAGCGAGTACGGTCACCGCCATGACTTCGCTGGTGTCGAGGCCATCGACATCGAGCTGGACAAGGTCAACAAGAATCGTGTCTTCGATGCCCAGCTCAAGCACCAGCGTGAGAAGGCAAGCCGTGCCCAGGACACCGAGCTGGAGGTCGCACTCAGCGAGCACCTGTTCCCGTTCCAGAAGGCTGGTGTCGCCTACTTCAACCTGATCCCCAACGGTTGCGGGATCATCGGTGACGAGATGGGCCTGGGCAAGACTCGTCAGGGTCTCGCCGTGCTCGAAGACAGCGAGAGCTACCCCGCTGTCATCGTGTGCCCTGCTCACCTCAAGGCCAACTGGCTGGAGAACTGCCGTACCCTCCTGCCTCACCGCCGTGCAGTGAGCGTGTCAGGTCGTGAGCCGATGGCAGTGAGTGCCGACATCGTGATCATCAACTACGACATCCTGCCCACCTGGGGCGACGAGATGGTCGAGGTCGATGGCCAGATGGTGCCGCTGCTCCAGCCCAAGGGCCTGGTGTGCGACGAGTCTCACTACATCAAGACCCACAAGGCGAACCGCACGAAGGCCGTCCTGGCTCTCGCTGATCGTGTCCGTCAGGGTGGTGGTCGAGTGGTCATGCTCACTGGTACCCCTGTGGTCAACCGCCCCGTTGAGTTCATCACTCAGCTCCAGGCTGTCGGTCACATCGGTGCCTTCGGTGGTGTGAGTGCGTTCCAGAAGAACTACTGCCTTCAGATCGACGAGTACGGGCGTGCCAGCTACGGTGGTGCGAACAACCTCACGGACTTGAACCGCAAGATCCGTGAGACCTGCTACGTGCGTCGAGAGAAGATGGACGTTCTCAAGGAGCTGCCGCCGAAGATGCGCAGCGACATCTGGGTGAACATGAGCCCGCTGGCTCGTGCTCACTACGAGTCGGCCAAGCGAGACATCATCTCGTACCTGCGTGACGTGCTGGGTCGTGGCAATGCAGCTCGCAACGCTGCTCGTGCTGAGATCCTGGTGAAGCTGAACATGCTTCGCCAGATCGTCGGCAACGCCAAGATCGAGATCGCTACCAAGTGGGTGCTCGACTTCCTGGAGTCCACCAACCGTCAGCTCGTGGTCTTCGCTCAGCACCAGAAGGTGCAGAACGACATCGCCAAGGCGCTGACCGAGGCTGGAGTCAAGGTCGTACGCATCGAGGGTGGCCAGGACGCCAACAAGCGTGACCAGGCCGTCAAGGCATTCCAGGCTGGCGAGGCTCAGGTCATCGTCTGCTCGGTGCGTGCTGGTGGTACTGGTCTCACGCTCACCGCTGCGAGCGATGTGCTGCTCGTTGAGCAGGGTTGGACGCCTGCTGAGCACCAGCAGGCTGAGGATCGCTGCCACCGCATCGGTCAGACGTCCAACGTCACCGTTCACTACCTGCTGGTCCATGACTCGATGGACTCGACCCTCCACTCGCTGCTCGCAGCGAAGACGAAGGTCGTCAACGCAGTCGCCAAGGGCGAAGAGGCCGATGTGACTCCGGCAATGATGGACGCCGTGGTTGACTCGCTCGTGTCCTGATCTGTAGTCTCCTGGGGGAGGGCTTCGGCTCTCCCCCACCAACCTCAAAGGAACCAAGATGACATTCGACAACGTCAAAGCCCTGCAGGACTGGGCGAACGAACACGAGCCCGCTGAGAGCCTGTACTTCCACAAGTCATGGTGGTTCCAGATCATGGACGTACGTGATCGGATCCCTCAAGCCCTGGGCATGGCTGACCACAGGCAGGTGGAGGTCGGTGTGTGCTCGCAGCACACCGCTGCACCCGTGGCGTGGCATGTCGTGGCCAGCAAGAGCACGCTGTTGCCCGTGTACATGGTCAAGTACAAGGGGATGACGATCAGGATGCGAGCCAACTACTACGACTGGGTCATCAGTGTCGAGGACTACGAGGTGGCCACGGACGAGGTGTTCCAGTTCGTGAGTCAGCTCTCCCCCGAAGACATCAACCCACTCTTCGCTGAAGGCTTCAAGCCTGAGTGGGTGTTCCCACACCTGGATCGTGGAAGCCTGAAGTACACGATCTCCCTGCCCAACTTCCATTGGGTCTTCACCTTCTTCTACCTTCTTGGGAAGGACTGCCGATGATGCCCAAGCTGATTGCAACTGACCTCGAAGAAATGTACCTGAAGGGTACATCTGAGCACGCAGCAACTCTCTTCAGTCGTCGATACGACGATGGTACGAAGAGAGTCACTGTTGAGTGCTACTCACTACTGGAGGCTGCCCTCACCCACCGCTTCGACACAATCACCGATGCTCGTGCATGGCTGAGCATCAACGGCTACAGGTTGTGGGCATGAACCACGCCTGGCTCCTCATCCCACTCATCTTCGTCTACGGTATGTGGCTCACGCTCATCTTCTACTTCTGGAGCGAGTAGTCAACCTCGGGCACCAGCAATGGTGCCCGTCATTGAACACTCGAACAACGAAAGGACACAACATGGGACTCCTCGATCAACTGAACGCACAGGCACAGGAACTCGTGCCGCATGTCACTGCTCTCCAGACTGAGAGCCCTCTCGAACGGTACTTTCGCTGCCAAGCAGAGCTGAACGCAGCCAAGCGAGTTGTTGCCAAGCTGGAGAACACCGTGTACTGGTCTCCTGACGGGACCAAGAATCGATTCTTCAAGAACATCGACGAGCTTGGTGGCTCTGGTGTGACTCCAGTCAAGAACTGGAACTGCAACATCGAGAACCTGGATCGGGACTACCCCATCTGGCGGTTCGTTCGCATCGAGCAGGCCCGTGCAGAACGAGAGGAAGGCTTCGCTCGGTCTCGCCTGATTGAGGCTCGGAAGGGCATCGACTTCAGCAACCTGCCCGATGGCACTGTGATCAAGTTCAAGAGCCTGGCCGCTGGTGACTACGCCGACTGCACAGGTGTGATCACTCACCAGACTCCTGAGACGTACGTGGTCCGTGTGCTGACCTCTACCCTGCAGGTGGGTGCCACGGCCCGCATCAAGAAGCGGAACTGCGTGCAGGGCATCCAGTACGGTGGACGTAGCCTGGAGCTGCTGGCACTCAACCTGGAGGCTCATGAGGCCCGTCCGAAGCCTGAGTGGCCCACCCTCCACCCCAAGAATGCGGAGAAGCTTCGCCTCCTCAAGCGTGAGGCATCGGACAACTATCAGGAGCGTCGCAGTATTGATTCCAAGGCCCTCGACATCCTTGCGGATAGGTACAAGGAAGAACTTGAGGCCATCAAGGCTGAGCTTCTGGCTAGTCTTGAGGTCAAGGACTACAGCGAGGTCGCCTGGGTCCTGAGCAAGGATGAAGCACGCCAGCACGCTGAGCAGATGGCTGCCTGGATGTCAGCATGACAGACGTTCAAGTCAAGCGTGTCTATGCGTGTGACCACGCACTCACCAAGACTCCTCTGGTCCTCTTTCATGACATCAAGATGTTCGTGCAGGAGGTCCAGGAGTCAGACTGGTACCGCAGCATGTGGCCAACCAGTCAGAAGCTCACGGTGGCCATGTCCATGGACTCCTCGATGGCCTGCTACTGGCCTGGTCAGGACACCATCCATGTCCCCACTCGTGAAGAGGGTCTCATGCGTAAGCGCTCAGGTGACTGGGCGTGGAACAAGGAGACTCTGCTCCACGAGATTGCGCATCACGTTGGTATGCGTGATGCGCTTGGCCCGCACGGGAAACAGTTCGCAGGTGCTTACCTGGCGCTTGTGACGAATGTCATATCAGTCGAACGAGGAAATGAGCTTGAGGCGCTATTCATTTCCAACAAAGTCAAGTACCTTGTACCCAAGCCGATCCGATAAGGAGCCAAACATGTACACCATCCACGTCACCACCGCCGATCTCACCGCCTTCTCTCGCATCCTGGAACGAGCCGTGAACTACGAGGACGACACCAAGATCCTCATCAACGACGAGTGCCCGAAGTTCCCGGAAGACACCACCACGGCAGTCAAGTTCTTGTCTGCCACCCTCACCGCAGAACAGTCCAACATGTACCCGAAGGCCCGTCGCTTCATCTTGGGCGGCGTCCACCAGCAGAACAAGCTGCGAGTGATCAAGGCGATCCGTGAGGTCACTCGCATGGGTCTCAAGGAGGCGTACGACATCACCACGGTGGCTGAGCACGGCGACTCTCCTCAGTTCCAGTTCACCTACGAAGAGCGTGAAGCTCTGGAAGCGATCTTCAACAGCGCTCCGGTCATCACTAGTGTCTACACCAAGGAGATCTTCTGGAGCACCAACAACTACAACAAGGAGCGTGCCTGATGGCTCAGAAGACCATCTACTTCTGTGACTGCTGCAGAAAGGAAATCGACGCTTGGAGCACCCCCGTGAAGGTCACCATTACCCGAGCCTTCGGGAAGGAGAGGTCCTTCGATCTGTGCTCCAACTGTGCAGACATGGTGGACAACGACATCAGGTTCGAGAACATCGGAAAGCCTCGACAGAAGTGAAGAGGATCATTCTTTCCCTGATCCTGGTGCTCAGTCTTGCATCTTGCTCGAAGGACACCGGAGTCACTTGCTTCTCGTACAAGGGCATTGACAAGTGTGAGTACAAGGGCGTAATCTACAGCCCTGCAGAGAGCACCACATGGTGCTGGAACCCCCAAACCTACAACTACCAAACCTACAACTACCAACGATGCAAAGGACAATCATGAACAGCTACCACCACATGCGGTACCTCGACAAGACTGGCAACATCAGCCAGTTCGGTGGAGTCACCTTCTTCGGGGTCTACCAGCCCCATCTGGGCCAGTGGGAGGTGTCGGCTTCGGCCACCCACCCCACGGATCGCTTCAACCGCAAGCGTGGCGTCTCTTCTGCCAAGATGCGTTGGATGTCCTTCGAGACCTTCTCCATCCCCGCAGGTCTCACCCCGCACTTCACTCGTGACCTCTACGCTCACCTGAAGACCACCAACGGTGCGGTGTCGTACCACTATGGCCGCATGGGCGTGGCCAACATGATCCGCAGCACCTACCAGAAGGTGGTCAAGCCCCCGAAGATGGTGGTCACTGACAAGGTCCTGAAGCAGTTCATGTCCGACACCAACAAGGCGATGGACAGCTCGGAGGGGCGTCTCATCTCTCTCATGCTTGATCTTCAGGGGTACAGCCCCAAGCAGAAGGAGGATGTCGTCAAGGCATCGGTGCTCGAAGCGATCTCGGAGATGGTCGGTCTCTGATAAGATCTAGGTGACCCTTTCGGGAAGGGAAGTCATCTCGTCTTAACAGAGAGGTGCGGGTAGCTCTCCCCACCCAATAAGAGTGGAGAACGTAGAAAGCCCCCTGGTTGCCGCCAGGGGGCTTTCGTATTTCAGCGGGAAGGGATCTCGCACACGTCGTTTGAGCAGAACTTCTCTCCAAGTGCATCTACACCATTCTGGTAGATGGAGCTGAAGTCGATCTTCTCAAGCTTGCCCACGTAAGAGTTGTATTCATCTTCCGTGATCTGTGTGTAAGGCATTTGCGGGTAGGAGTTGGGGTCACGAGGTAGGAAGGAAATGCTCTTTAACTGGCCTTCGTACATGTTCAGGACTCTGGCGATATCATCACCCTCAGTCTCTGGATCGAAGCTCACAGTCACAGAGATGGAGTTGTCTGACCAATACCTCTGGCCAATGGAAGCGAGGTGGGTCTTCTCGAAGATTGAGACCTCACTATCAGCTCTGGTAGCTGAGCCCTTGACAGGGAAGTACACCACCGACGTGTGTGAGTCAGTCACGGCATCTTCGACACGGTACCCAGCGTCCACGAAGAGGCCCACCATTGGGTCTGTCTTGGCAAACCTGATGGACCTGAGGCAGAACTGCCCACCTGGTCCCCAGTGGAAGCCAGGAGTCGCTCCAGCGACCAATGAGACCGAACCAGAGGGCTTGCCTGTGGTCTTCCTGATGCTCTCACGAACACAGAGCCATTCGCTGTAGGTTCTGTCCCACTTGGAGACCTCGTCGTAGCCCTTGTTGAACCAGTTCACCAGTGTCGAGACACCCCTGGTGTCAGCAAACTCGGCAACGCCAGAGACCGAGGTGCCGATCCTCCTGTTGCGCTGCATGATGGCGTTGGTCTGTGGCCAGTGGGTTGGAAGCAGGGTTACAGTTTTGCCATATAGATAGGCGAACTTGAGAGTACGAAGGTAATCCTCCAGAGACTCATGCCTATTGATGAAGGTCTCAACAAGAGTGCAGCATTCACCAGATTCCAGAGGCTGTTCTACACAGGGGTTGAAGCCTTCTACTCTCCAGTCCTTGTTGTCTGCTGGGTCTACGAGCCTGCCATACGCTCTTGTGATGTCCATCCAGACGAACCCAGGTTCACCATTGAGCTTGATCGCCTCGATGTAAGGTGAGTAATCAGAGCCAACCTTCATGTACAGAGAGTTGTTAGACATCCACCCCCACCCAAGGTCCTCAGGCTGAGCTGAAGCTGACCAGTAGTTGCGCTCGGGGAAGACAGAGGAGTTCTTCAAGTTCATGAAGACCTCGTCATCAGGCTCTCCTAGGTACAGCTCTGCGCTTCTGCGTACATTGCCAGAGACTACGCAGACACCAATCAGGTTGCCGATGTCAGCCAGGAGTCGAGAGTCAACCTTCTGTCCAACTCGATCAGAGAAGACCTTGCTGAGCTGTGTATGCAGCATCATGAGTGGACCAGGACCTGAGCTGACCCCACCAAAGCCCTTGATAGGCTCCCCAGCTCCACGAATCAGATTGTAGTCGAAGACTACGAGAGGCTGCTCGGGCTTGAGGAAGGAGTCAATCAAAGCACCAACGCTATTGACCCAACCCTCTCTGCTGTCCTCAATGACCACAGTTTTCTTGTTGGAGATGGATGGCTGATAGACAGTGAAATCCTTTGCAGCAGCCTTTGAGTCAAAGCCAACACCGACACCAAGCATCGAAGCTTCCATCAAGAACCTGAACGGGTAGCTCGGATCGTTCTTGGTCATCTCCTTTGTAGAGATGAACGCACAGTTCTGCAATGCAGCAGAGTTCTTCTGCTCCATGACAAATGGCGTCCCCATCATCCAGAGACCTCGACCTGGTGGGCACCACTTGAGGTTAAAGAGCCTGTCGAATGCTTCCTGAGCTGACGCCTGAGCCTGCTGTCCTGACCAAGGAAGCCTGTTCTCCTTGACGTGATCCTTCTGGATCGAGTACATGCCTTCGATCACTCGACGGCAAACATCGACCCACGATTCCTTGGTTCCGTCTTCCTTCTTACGACTGTAGCTACGCATGAAGGTGATCTCTCCGACGCTGTTTCCACCAGCATCTGGGAAGCCCCAAGGCACCTCCTTGTCAACGTACTTTGCAACAAAATCGTCGTTGAGCTTAAACGAGAACAACTGGACCTCTTTCATGGGTTCCTAGGGGCTTGTTAGTAACTATCATTCAACGACCTCGCCGTCGATGATGTCGTCCATGAGCCTGGACGTAGACGCTTCAGAGAGCGGGCTTGAAAGCTCTTTTGGAGGTCTCTCACCAAAGATCTGAGACATGACTCCACCACGAGTTCCACCTCCACGCTCTTCGATCACGAGCTTGGTGTAAGACGAGTCAGACTCGATCTCCTTCCTCTTCTCAGTGATCTTGAAGAGCCTGTCAATCTCAAGAGACAGGTTCGGATCAATGTACCCGCCATTGAGTTCTTCAGCAAATCTGGCAAAGAAAACCCTGCTGGCCTGCATCTCTAGCAATCCGTCCAGTAGCGACATGAGCTGCTCTCTGGTCTTGATCTCGACAGGGATCTTGAACTTGCAGCTTGAGTTAGAGGTGAATGCAGGACAGTTGGCTGCCACAAAGCATGTATTGCACTGACGCACAGAGGCATCGCTGACCTCAGCGACAGTCACAACTTCGTCTCTTGAGGACCCGTCTGCGTTCTTCCTCTGAACGGTCTTGTCGACCAGCTTCATGCCCGGCAAATTGGGTCTGTTGTCTTCTCCAACTGCCTCTAGATCAGTCGAAAAATTCCGCATCTCAAGGGCCTTGTTATCAACATCGAGACTAGTGTTTTCCACAGATCTGTCCTTACACCAAATTGGCCTGTTAGTAGCTATGTTCTTCCTTTGCATCTGCTCTTCGAGCTTCAGGTAGGAGTAGATAGCGAGTCTTGTGACCTCGTTTGGGTCATCGTTCAGGATCTTCTCGAAGTCGAGCCCAGCGTCCATAGCTGGTGTTCTGCACCTGAGTCTTGCTGCTTGCTTCATTGACTTGGGGTAACGAGAGAGCTTCCCCATCCATGTGACTGTCTCACCACGCATCATGGGTGAAAGCCAAGACAGTGTTGATGCACTGTCGAGTCGTACCGAGCGCAGGTTGTCTGGTCGAGCACAAGCAATACCGTGGAAGCTAGTTCCCAAAGAGGAGACCATAGCATTCACCCTAGTTGCTAGTGTCGGATCACCATCAATTGAGGAACCTGTGATCCCAACGTGTGGGAACTGTTCTGCGAGGGCTGAGAGCCCCTTGTGGCCCGTGTTGGAGTCCCACATGGCGATCACCCTATCGAGACCTAGGAGGTCAATGTAGGGCTGCTGAGGGACTCCAGGAAGCAGCGTCACAAATGATACACGATGCGAGTTGCTTGCCAGAAACTGGAAGAGCTTGTCGTTGTACTCTTTCAGCTCCCCGATGTCGAGTGCCAGAGACTGTTCACCAGAGTCTACAAAGACCTTTACGTTGTCCTGGAACCTTCCATCGAGAAGGTACTCTTTCGTCTTCGGGAGACCTCTTTGAACAAGTCTCCAGAAGTTGAGCCCGAAGTTCCTAACCCCCATCCCCTCAAGAAGAAGACGGTGACTAGGAACCTCGGACCCACCAAAGACTAGATCGAAGCTCATGGAGCTGCAGGGGCTGGCTTCCTACCGTTGCACTGTGGTACTGGGTTGTACTTGGTGCAGTCCACCGATGGTGACGTGGTAGGAGTAGGACGGATAGTGGTCGTTGTAGTTACAGTTGTTGAAGGCTTTGCAGAGTAGACCCTCAAGTAATCAATCTGGAACCTGTAAGGGTCTGCTGTGCTTGCACTTGTTGCTCCTGATCCAGGGAACGTGAACCAACCAGCATCTGCTGAGATGTTGACCCTCATAGCCATGTCAGTGTTGAACCAGGCAGCGTCTGAGCCAGTCACAGAGAGGACCTGAGTCCCGTCTACGTACCAGCGTAGAGCTGCTCCTCCAGGGTCAGTAGAGAGTCTCCACTCGAACCCGTAGGTGTGCCACTGAGTCAAGTCAAGAGCGAAGGTTCCCACCTCTCTAGGAGGGAAGACCTCTGCTCCAGCGTTGTCCTTGAAGTGGAGTGTTGCTGTGAGTGGGGATCCAGATGCGTAGCCGAAGCCTTCCCAGATGTCAATCTCAGCAGCACCCTTTCCAAGAGGGTTGAGTGACTCCTCGGCAGCGTATAGCCACCAAGCAGGGAACGTTCCAAGAGCCCTTGGAGACCCAGCATCTGGGAACTTGGCCCTCATCTCAAAGTAGCCACCCTTGAAGGTCAAAGGCTGACCTGTGACAGGATTGACGTAGTCCCTGTCAGTCATCAAGAATCCGCCGACCCTATTAGGAACAGAAGACCCCTGACCCTGACCAGCCATTCGTGACTGGATACCTGGGACAGCCCAGCTCGGTGTTGAGATAAGCGAGATGGTCATAACCCCGCTGTTTACTGAGAACGGGTTGATGACCTGTGTACCAGTACCTGAGACAGTTGTGAGAGTCACCTTCTTGATCACTACAGACCCAGAAGCAGCTCCGAATCTCAGGTCCAGATTTGACCTGGAACCAGAGAAGGTCACCTTCCAAGTAGCGTACCCATATGTCCATGCAGCAGGCTGCAAAGGACCATTAGCGTCTGTTGTACCAACAGGGTACTTCTCTGCAGGAACCAAGTAGGAAGACCCGCTGTTATGGGTTCTGATGAACGGCTGGAGAGTAGCTCCAACATGAGCATCGCCCCAAACAGTCAACAGGTAAGTGGTGCTTCCAACTGTCGGTACAGACCAGCCAGTACGCTGCACACCAGCAGATGAAGGGATAGACAACCCCCCAGAGGTGTTAGACGCAGCAGATCCGTACCAGTTACTCCAGTTAGCAGTAACTGGTGAGTCCTCAATTGGGAACCCTTGAGTTCCTGAGAGAGGGATCCCCTCCCACATGTTGGCGTTCCAGCTTGTGCCAGCGAAGTCTTCGTAGCCCATGCTGGCGTCCTGCCAGTAGTCATTCTGGCGAAGGCCCCTGATAAAGGTCCTATTGCCACCAGAGTCTCTGTCTCCCTTGGAAGGAGTAATGGCACTGTCGAATTCCTCTGACCACTTCAATAGTGACGGAGCAATTGTGGTTGTTGTTCCTACATCGTTGTACCTGAAGCTGTCAATGATGATTGACGACGCAGAAGACAGAGGGTTCTTTGTCCCCAAAACCGTGATGGTGATGGTGTGCTTCTTGGCGAGCAGCGTCGCTGAAGTCCACAGAAGAGCGTGCTTCTGTGTACTTGCTGAGTATGTGTCACAGTACCCATTACCAGCGAGGGCACACTGGGACGTAGATACGGATACACCATCTACCTTGACTGTGAAACGACCAGTAGAAGGCCCACGACCACCATAGAGGTAGACCTTGGTGGCAGAGACGTTGATCGTAGCCGTAGCACCGGCCTTCAACGACTCGTGTGTAGACAGCGAGTAGTACCCTGTCATACCCGATGAAGTTGCCTTCCACCCAGTAGAAGGGTTACCAGTTACACCTGACCACAGGAACGCAGAAGAGAAGTCATCCAGTTCCAAGGCTCCTGGCGGAGTTGTTGTAGTGGTCGTTGTCGTAGGTGGAGCTGTGGTTGTAGTCGTTGTGCTTGTTGTCGTGGTGGTAGTGGTTGTTGTTCCAGGAAGAGTTGTCGTTGTTGACGTAGTGGTTGTGGTAGGAGGTGTGAACGTCTCCAGGAACGCAGGAGAGATGAAGTACTCAGAGTCAGCGTATGACAGAGTTGGGAAGGCTGTAGGCGATGACGAGTACGCATAGAGTGAGTTGTTCCCAGAAGACGCAGGGATGTTCAAGCACGCTCCAGGACTGGTCAGACTCCTTGCAGTAAACCCGTTGGTTGAGTACGGGTATGCACCATTAGGCTTGTATGAGCCTACGATGTACTGCGTTCCAGCGGTAACTGCTGGAGGAGTTGTGAACGCCAGGTATCGCCACCCAGGGCCTGCTGCAACGCTGGTAGACGACTCAGTAGCCAGCAGCGTTCCAGAGGTGGTCCAGACGTTAACAGTCATGGTCCCAGTCTCGTCAGCAGTTCTATACCACCAGACACCTGGGAAGGTACCTGTACAGGTGACGTTGACCCTCACACCGGCCATAGCAGCGTACGCTGGGCCGATCGAGATGGTTGATGGTGGTGTAGGTGGTGAAGCCTTGTACACCCAGTCATAGACGAGTTCTGTACCCGCCACAGTGATGCGGTCAATACCAACGAAGTACCCGGAAGAAGAGGCTTCCTTTGTTCCGAGAACTGTCACCAACAAGATGTGGTTACCAGGTGTGGTAGTGAACGTTCCAAAGTCTATCAATCTGCCTTCAGAGGCAGCGTATGTACTTACAGTTGTTGGAGCACCACCGTCAATTGAGACAGAGAACTGCCCTCCAACGTTGTACTTAGGACCTGAAAGTGTGATCGAGTTGCCCACGAATGGGAATGAGTAGGTAGCACCTGTGGTGCTGCTCTCGTGGAGTGTTCCGAGGTAGTCACGGGAGTCTCCAGCTACTCCAGAGTAGGTTGACCAACCAGACGAGTAGGTGATAGACGAGTTGAAGTCATCGAAGGTCCCAGACGGTGGGATCGTGGTGGTTGTTGTGGTTGTAGGAGCAATCGTAGTGGTGCTGGTTGTTGTGGTTGCACCAGGCAGAGTCGTCGTAGGAACTGTGGCACCAGTAGCCCTGAGGACCATGGTTCCACCGCCGCCACCAACTGACCCAGCATTGCCCTGAGCAGGCAGGGTAACGGTTGTAGCACCGCCAGAGTTCTTGACAGTTGTCCCCGAGTCCGGCACACCTGTGGCCCAACCATAGTCAATGAGCGAGGTCACAGACCCAGTCACACCAGTGAAGGTCAGAGTGGTCGTCTGCGAGCTTCCAGCAAGGTTGCTGAGGATGACGTAGGGGACTCCGTTGTATGAACGAGCCCAGGCCCTCACGTTTGCGTTTGAGGAGCTTACAGACCAGTCTGTAGGAAGAGCTGTACGAATGAGCGGGAGAAGCTTGTTCATCTCCGCAAACATGTAAGGGAAGTCTGGGAACGAAGGCTCGTACTCCAGGTTTGTTCCCTGGCTTCCGCCTAGAGCGAGGTTGGTGTTACCACTGTCGCTCCAGAGGCTGAACATCTTTCCACCCTCTGCAATGCAGCGGTAGAGGAGTGCTCGGTAGTTGTACCCACCAGACTGAACCTGGCAGTAACCGGCAGGGACGTTGGTTCCCTGTTCGTGGCGCATCTTCTCGAATGGACCATTACGTACCATGTAGGTACCAACAAGGTCAGTATAAGGGGTGTAATCAGCCTTGGTGTATGACCTTCCAATGCTTGGGTTACCGGCATTGGTGATGATCGGCCACCTTCTATTACCACCGTTGTTGGCCCTGTCTGTCGAGTCAACAAGAGCCATGACAGCACGGTCTCTCTGACGCCTAGAGGTCTTGTCCTCAGCGTCATTGATGACAGCGAGCATGGAGTCAGCGAGGCCGTGAGATACGACGTTGGTCAAAGCAGCGGCCAGCTCATCCTTGATGGTCGAGTACCAGTCGTGAGCTGCGTAAGCCCCACAGTCAGGGTCTGTTCCTGACCAGTTAGCAGGGCAAGATGCCCCAGAAGCCCTCTTCCACTCATACCCAAAGTGTCCACGGACAGCCTCATCGGCGTCCATCATGACCCTCATTCCATCTGGGTTATATGAGGATGTAGCTGCCCTTGCCATGACCATAGGGTTCGTGGTGCCCCAGGTGCTGTATGACTGGTAGTTGAGCATGTTGCTGGACCAAATGCAGTTCCAACCACGATCTGAGTACCACTGGAATGTGTGAGGTCCCGGAGCAATGCAGGTTGGGAAGAATGGCTCCATCGCCCCTGCTGTAGGACCATTGATTCTCTTGACAGTGATATTCCCCAAGCTGTCAATAGAGGTTGTTGATCCATTGAAGGTCTTGGCAATGACCGGATCTTCCTCCCTGTGAACCCATCCAGGGTAGAGAGCGAGGTCGTCAACCCACACATTCGAGACAGGACCAGTAGAAGGGAAGAATCTGTTCGGTGAGATTCTGATGTAGGCAGCATTGCTTGGGGTGGTGAACCACTCAAGTGTTTCTTCCCAGATACCAGTGCGGCTGTTCGCAGTGGAGTCTGTCGAGGTCTCCTGACCTCCTGGATTGATCTGGACACCTGCTGATGTGAACGAGCTGACGGTGAGGTACGTGTCCCCAACGTATGGAACAGACGGATCGCTGTAGAAGTAAGAGCTAAAGGTGTAGTTCGTATTCCCTGATACCGGGATCATGGTGGTGTAGAACGCAGGGCCAGTCTGGTAAGGGCACTCGCCTCGTGGCTGTCCCCCTGTGAATGTTGTCAGAAGACCGCTCTGCGCTCCGTTGAGATCTGACCCTGTGATGGGGCAGGGTCCAGGACCAGATAGAGGGAGCTTGATGGAGCCACAGTCAGTTCCAGTAGTTGTGTCGTCGTGGGTGAACGTGCTGTCATAGACAGCTCCCTGATACAGAACAAGGTTTGATGTGTTACACACCTGTGGACTGATGCCGCTAGCGATCAGCATATTGGTCGGAACGCTCAAGAGTCCCCTGGCAATGCCGGGGGACTTCTTTGGAGGAGCTGCATTCTGATTTACTGTACGCCCCACCATCAGGGAGGCGAACAGTGCTACAACAAGGGCTACAGCGAGAAGCTTAAAGCTCTTCTTCGAGGTCTTGGACATCAAGTGCCTGTCTTTCTATCTCGTCAACAAGAGTGTTCCAAGGCTTCAGCCCTGGGCGATTCTTTGGAACGCTATAACGAGGGAAGCAGACAAGGGAAACCGTGATCCCTCGTTCGAAAGCCCACTCAGCTAGCGCCGGATTGGTGGTGAACAGCGTATCGACCTTCCCCATACTGAAAAGGGAAAGGATGGCCTTCTTTGTATCTGTTACCCCGCAACGTAGTTCGTCAAACACTACCTTATGGAGTTTAGACCATCTGGTCATCTCGTCCATGGACAGCTCGGAAAGAAGGAATGTCTTTCCAATTCCTAGGAGAGCCGTTGCGATAGTCACCCCGTCAAAGATGGGGGACTTCTGCACACTCATGACAACATCGTCTGTGAATACATAGCTCACTTGTTCAGTACCGCTCTCGTAAGTAGCTGTGAGGGGGAAGGAATTTCAACCCCAAATGTTCCTGTGTACTTCTTAGCCTCAAGACCGAGGTGGTACCTTTTCATTTGCTCCAGTACCTGCTTAGCCCCAGAGCTTTTAGCTGACTGCCATCTCCAGTTGCCAAAGCTTCTGTACCCCCCACCGTCTTTGGTGAAGGAGTCCTTCCTGCCCTCGTGGATCTCGTCGTAGAGCGAAGCTCCAAGAGCCAGCGCATTCCTGACGTACACCTCTGCGTTGGCTCTATGAGCAGGGTTCGTGGCCTCCTGGAGGCGTCTCAGAGACTCTGTGTAGCGTGCTGCAGCGATCTTGGACCTGCTCAAGTCGCTATCAGCCACGTTGGCCCACCCAGAAGTGTCACCCTGCCAAGGCTCAAGAACTCCATACGGTACAACTGTCCAGGTCCCACAAGTGATGTCCCAAGCAGCATACGGGTTGATGCTCTTGATGTCAGTAGCATGAGGGTTGACGTAGAAGGTCAGCTCAAATCCGTTCCAGTAGTCCTTGTTGAGACCTGTGTAGAACTGATCGTTCATCCAGCTAGAGATGTCCTGGTCTGACATCCCCTGGAACTCCTCATTAAACTGCCTGAACTGGACCCAGTTGACTCCGATCAGGCAGTCAAGATCTGAGACGTCTTCACTCCATATGAACGAAACTCCAGATCCTGCGATCCAGAGGTGCATCCAGGCTTCAATATGCCTAAGTCCCAGGCTGTCTAGGAAGTCGTACAGCATCCCCTCTAGATCGTCAGCTACCCAGGGCTTCAGCTCTCCATCAGTAAATAGACGAGGATCAAGCTGTCCATGAGGATCTGAGAAGAAAGAAGTCTCGTGGTGAAAGAACTCTGGAAGCTCATAGATTGGATCGTCGTCTATCATTTATCGCCTTTGCCACCTGGTCAGCCACAGTTACGGGGCTCACACGAGAGCCAAACTTCTCAATGTTGTAGAGGACCTCGGTACAGGCCCTTCGGATGTCCCCCTTGGAGGCATCTCTCTTTGTCTCGAATGGCTCTGTGAGGTTCGCAGTAGCCACAACTTCACCATCCTCCTGGATCAGGACCAGGAAGGCTGCGTCATAGACCGGCTTGTTCATTGATCTTGTTCTCGACGTGCATCCTCACAGGGCAGAAATCGCACAGGTAGATCTTCGGAGCGTCCTTGATGGAGAGGCCGACTTCCTTCCTGTCCTGCTTTGTGTTAGGGAGCAAGCGCTTCTTCTCTGACCTGAAATCAGGGCAACCACCCTTTGGCCTTAGATGCTCCCCGTAGCACTTCAGGGCGTCTTCTGCGAACTGCATACGTGTGGCGTAGTGCTGAGTTCCAAGCACATCAAGACCAGTCGATCCCTGGTGAAGCTGCTTGATGACTTCGTCCTTGAGCTTTGGGATCATCCAAACCTTGAGAGGGCACTTGGCCAAGTTCCCCTTATGGCCTGGATGCTTCTCGACAGCCATCTGCAAGAGAGTGTCGTTCTGCTCAGGCCCCTCATAGTCAGGAAGCTCATCAATCACACGGCATGTGTGACAGATGAGCAGTCTGATATGTGGTTCTGACATGTCCCCAGGCTTAGGAGGTAGTCGAAGGTCTACACCATTCATTTCGTGGTCCTTTTTGCTTTTTCGAGTCGTGCTTGTTTGCGTTCATCAGAATGAGACTTGTGGATGTAAGACCCAGGTCCCCCAAGACGCAGAATTGGCTCATTGCAGTGCTTACACTTAGGTACTACTTTACCACCTGAGATGGTTGGTTGTGGAAAGTGCTTCATAGTGGTAGTTGCTGTTGCTCTCCAGTGAACTGTGGTCCGGCATTTTTTGGTCTGAGGACAGACCTGACTGTTGATCTCGCCCTTTTCATGGTTGAAGGATCGTGCTCTTCCCACCCTCCAGAAGTAGCTTGGTCCATCTTCCAGTCAACAAAGCTGTCGTTATGAGTCCCGAGCCTCTCTCCGTTGAGGTCGTCCTCATCATGCGGTTCAAAGTCGAGAACGCCCTTCTTGCTGAGTCGAGATGCCAATCTGTTGCTGTGCTCAGATAGGTCGTCCGAAGGATCTATTGACTTTCCAAACTGGTGCTGAGAGTAGTTCTCCATAGCCCCCAGAAGAGGAAGAACATGTACTCGACTATCTGTAGACGAGAAAAGCATGTCGACCTTAGACGAGCGAGGTCTGACAGATGTCGGCTGAAAGATCCTCTGCTGCCCGTGATAGCTGGCGTAGTCACCAGGACCATAGGCCCTGTCTTTCCAATCCGCAGCATCACTGTCCATACCCTTAGTAGGAACGATGTCGTGAGTCAGCTTGCCATAGACACCTTTGCTAGGGTCCTTGTCAGAAACAAGAGCAAACTCTGTCGATCTCTCACCCCTTTTGGTGTAGAGCTTCGGCATTATCGGCTACCTGGGTCTACCTGACCTGTGTAGTCACCAAAGAAGAACCCGTTCTGCATCTGCAGCGAGCGCCTGTTGGCCTTCACGATTTCTGCACCCATTCCAGGGGCAATCTTGGTGTCAGGACGAGACTTACGGTACTTACCGTCAGTTGTTCCCTCTTCGAGAGCTGAGTTACGTGACTCCATGTCAGACCGTTCCTAGTGAGTTGGTGGATGTTGAGTTGGTCTCAGTCAAAGCCCCAGAGAAGTTGTTCACAGTCTGGTAACGACGTGTGGCCTCTACAACATCATAGATTGTAGGCTGGGCCTTTTTGTACCCAAACCTGGCTGGGAAGAGGTGCCACTGAGGCAGGTTGACCGCAATGTCTCTTGCCGACTCTCGGTCTCCTAGAGCTGCGGAAAGCGCTTCTGAGACGAGCCTTTCCTCGTTGCTCATCCCAGGGCCTGGAGGCATTGGAGCGACTCCCAGGGCGCTTCCTACAGCGTTCCATGGCTTGGTCTTGTCGTACTGTCCATCTGCCATTAGAAGTACCTTTGCCCTGTTCTAGTGGGGCCTTTCACACGAGCAGTACCAGACTTTGTCGGGGTTGCCATTTCCATGTCCTTGCCGTGCTGCCAGGTAACTGCCTGTACATGCAGAGGAAGAATGGCCTCACCGTGTTCCTTTGAAAGGTGGTGAGCAGCAGTGCGGTACGCAGACTCAAAATGCTCGTACCTAGTAGCGTTACCCCTGGGGAGGTCAGCACTACTGATACCACGGTTTGTCTGCCAACCAATCATCTTGTTGATGGCGATATCGTGTCCACGACCATCAATGGTGACCGGATGTGGGTTCGACGGGTCATTGATGTTGTGGAAGAACCTGTGGGTCTTCGGCCCCGTCTGAGGGTTGAGGACCTTGTTTGGGTCCTCCCCCTGTACAACAGCTCGAACCTTCAAGATCTGACCATCTGTAGCTCTGGACAGTGAGGTCCCCTTGAGAGCCTCTACAGCCTCAGGTGTCCTAGGCCCAGGCACCTTGGAAGACCTCTCAACAGCCCTGTAGACGTCATCACCGAGACCAGCAGCCTCGGAAACCACGTTCTTGTTGTGGGCGTTCCAGTCCATCCCAGGGCTTGCTAGAGCGACAATGGCTGACCCCTGCTCGGAGGTCATACCGGCGCTCCTGGCCGCATGTGAGGCCAGATCGTGGGCATCCTGGTACCACTGCCTTCCTGCAGTGCGTGTGTGCTCAGGAGCAGCGTTGTACATCGTCTTGATGTTCTTGACCATTGTCCTCTGAACACGAGGGTCGCCAGCGTTGATGTACGCCATCATTACCTCCAGGTAGGAAGAAGATTGCGCAGTTGGCTCCCACGCACTTGGTTCATAACAACAGGAACGTCTGAGACGGTGTTTGCTTTGCCGTCGTTCACAAGGTGTGTATTGGTGACTGCAGGTCCAATAGGGGCAGTCTTTACACCCTTCATTTCGTTCCTTAGACCTCTGTCAGGCTGAAGCTCTGACGGCCAGAGGTAGTCTCCTGGATCAATGCGCTCGCCCTTGTGTACTCCACGCTGGTAGCTTCTCTGGTTCTCCCTGTTCTTCAGGGAATCCAGCAGCCTATCGCTGCGCCTAGAGTTGATGGTGCCGAGGTACCCATCGGGGTACTCTGCAGACGGCACACGCCCAACAGAGGACCCCATACGGGCAGCATCTAGTCCATCACGGGCTACAGGAGTTCCACCAGCTCCATAAGCGGTGTTAGCTCCCCACGTCCCTGACCCAAGGCTCTGCCAGTTCTGGTGAGGTACGTTTTGAGCTGGCATAAGGCCACTTCCTGGACTCGAAAATCAAATCCTTCAATTTTTCAGAAGGCACTTTCAAGTATGACGTATCAGGAGATGATTTGGCCTCTAAACATGGCCCAGCCATCCTGGATCGGAACCATCTCCAGGTGATGTGCGTTACTATCTTCCCTGTAATGCACAACAAGAACGCCCTGCTGCCAGTCCTCATACTGGGTCACAACTGACCCACTTCTGTCTGTAGAAGAGTGGTAGGAGGGAACAGAGCCAGTGACGTCACAAAGGCACCCAGGAGTGGCCGCAAACAGCCTGTAAGGCCCGTGGCGGTCTCTCTGAGTGCGGTACTGCACCTCGATCCTGTGGACATGCCCAAAGATCGTAGATACACGCTCATTCTTGGTTACAGCGTCTGCTGTGGACCCAGAAGAGCGGTGCTTGTACCCGTGAATACACCTGATGTGGTCGTTCAACCAAACAGCAGCGGAGGGGTATCCGGCAGCGAAGTGAACGTTCAGGTCTTCCAACCTCAAAAGGTAAGGAACTGACATGACAGGGAAGCTGTCAGGAAGGTTCGCAGGTCGAATCCCCTGGGCATGAGCTGCGTTGGCTGTGATGTACTTCTCTAGCCTGAAGTCATGATTGCCCTCAAGGAGGTGATGCTCTGCCTTTGGGCTAATGCACACCTGTCGAGACAGGAACTCATGCCCGAAATCAAGCGACATCTGCGTAGTACGTGCGAACTCAGGCTCCTGAGCAAACCTCCCCTGCTCGGGGAGGTCCAGGAAGTCACCAAGGTTGACGACAACGTCAACACCTGTATCATGCTGCACTACCTCTTGAACCTTGAGTGCCACGTTCATGGCCACAGGATCGTGGGTAGGGATCATGACTCCATTGCTCTTACGGAAGCCAATCTGAGTATCTGGGAAAACTACTGCAGTCTTCCAGCCATCTCTTTTGGCCGGGTTCTTCGGTGGCCTAGAGTTAGCTCGAATGATGGTCGGTCTTGATTGCTCAACAATCGGCCAGTCCATAGTGTCCTTGCTTAGTTAGGGTCAGCTACCGCCATGTAGAAGTTCTGCCCGCTACGGTTCACCGAAGAAGGGATCGTTCTTGCATTGCGCATGGTGGCTGCAGCAGAAGGATCAGTCACGGTGCGCCCTACTCCAGGACGTACTCTGTAACTAGCCCCAAGCTTCTCCTGCATGATCTGAGGGCGTACAGGACGTCCAGTCATGGCAGGGTCACCAGCAGCGGTGTTCTTGTCAGGGACAAGGGTACCACCAGTAGTTGCTGACGGAGATGATACGGCAGCGAAGGCCGTATTGCCCATGGGCTCACGTCCCATGCTTTTCATCCCAGCTAGTGCTTCTGTAACTACATCAGCCATGATCTACTCCTTATGAGATCTGGAGAATACAGTAAACACCATAGCACTGATGTCCCCATCAGTTCCTGGGATAGTTTGGAATCCAGGCACACAGGCCAGGTTTATTCCACGAGGTGCTGTGTACCCGGAGGCAATCGCAATAGCCTTTACGGCCTGATTAACTGCTCCAGCTCCAACTGCCCTCAATTTCACGCTAGAAGACTCGTAAATCGCATGAGCAATCGCTGATGCAACTGATTGTGGTGAGCTTCCAGCACCTACACGAAGGATATCTTCGTCCATTTCTTCCTCCAAAGTTAGGATTGGTTTGGTAGTCCTAACTCCGAGAGTACAGGCAAAAATTGGTTCTAGTCCTTCTTAACCTCGTGGTATGTTCCATCCCAGAGATGGTATCCCTCTACCTTTGGGGCATGGAGATCCCACGGAGTATCCCTGACCCAATCCTCGTGGAACAACTCCATTTGATTGAAATGTGTAAGCCACGGCTTGGGCAATCCTAGATCTTCTACTCGACCACACATACGTAGATGTTCACCACTTTCTCTTTTGAGTTCAGAACCTTCATGAGTTCCCCCACCGTAGTGGTGGAGTACCAGTCTGCTACATCTGCTTTGCCTGCACGCTTGTGCCAGACAACAGGGAACCTTCCACCAGCATTGCCAGTTGCCTGGTCCACCCAGGAGCCAAGTCCTGGCGGCTTCTTGGCAGTGGCTGGAACCTTGTGGTCCTTCACCTCGATAGAGACGTCGGGCATCCCAATGATGTCGTCACCAGCCTGTCGAGACTCTCGCTTCTCCACCCAAGGGTAACCGTTGGTCTTCAACCATTTGACCACGTCTCTCATGGCTCTGTTGCCTTTGTCCCTGGACTTGGAACCGCTCATCAGACCTCCACGAGGGTGACATGGAACCCCTCGCTCTCTCCCTCTTCGTTCTCTTCATCGAAGTACGCCTCTGCCTCGTCAAGAGTGTCAAAGGTCTCATACCAAATGTCCCTGCTTGGATGAGAGATGACGATGTAGCTCACTTCATCACTGTCCCATCTGGGTACGAGGTCGATCCACGTACAACTCTGGCAAGCATTGGACGCCCTGTAAGAAGGTGAGCAACAGCTCGGTGATTACCAGATAGTAGAGAGCGGTATTGCTGTCCATGTCTGTCTGTCCCCTCGTAAACTAGCGGGTACCTGTTTGATTCAGAGTGCTTGTCGGCGTACAGCTCCGTGCTCTTCATGTAGTGAGCCACACCAGATCTGGTCACCTGAGACTGCCCAGAGGTCAGGTACACAGGGTTAACATGCTCGGGCTGCAAGGTGTGTGCCTTGGAGATGGCCTCCATGTCATAGTGCTTACCACCACGGAATCCTTTGAGTGGCAGAGCGCCAGGGTACGGGTGGTTTGCTACTTCACCTGTGAAGAGGTGGTCGAGACCTTCCTCTCCAGTACCGTGAAGTCTCTCAGGCAACGAGAAGTCATACTTCCCATGCCCATGGGAGAAGCCATCATCGAACCCTACCCTGGCGACTGTCAAGCTCATTTGATCATGTCCTTCCACCAAACATCTCTCTTGGAGAGGGCATCTTCCTCCCCAGGGATCATCTTCCTGAACTGCTCGTAGCCGTAGAAGTTACCAGACTGATACGGAGTCTTGGTGACCCTGCCTTGGTGCTGGAGGGGGCTCCAGTGCCCATTCTGGATGAACATCTCGGCTCTCTTGATGGAGTCAGCAGTGCTCTCAGCCTGATCGTGCCTGTTATAGGATACACGACCACAAATCCCTGCGCTGATCATGGCCCTATCTCTGTCGTCGACATCCAAAGCCATGGCGTACGGGGTGTGCCACTGACCTGCTTGGAGTGTAGTTACAGGAGCATTGATGTAGGCGTCCCTCATCATTGAGGAGAGCTTCTGGAACTCAATCTGCGCCGGGAACTCAGCAGTAGGCTCACCGTCCGGGCACCTGAGACCGAAGAAGTTCCTCCAGTTGGTACCAGAGATGATGGCGGTATGCCACATGAACGGTTCGAGGAGCCTGTTGACCCTACTCTTGTCCACATTCATGCCGTTGAGGAGATGGGCCTGATCAAGAGCACTGTCTCGTGCCACGAGCCACTCCCACTCAGCTTCTAGCTGTTCCTCTAGAGGGAGCGCCTCTCCAATCCCCATACCTGTAACACGCCTGTTGAATTCAGGAACGAATGGGTGGGTCTCAACGTCGTCCATAACCTTCTCTGTTGGGATGGCTCGTGAGCTTGCAGAGTTCTTGGAAAGGATGGTGTGAGTGTTCACCTCGGCCAGGATGAATCGTGGAAAGGTGACACAGAATGTCACGAGCCTTGCTGCCCCATCAAAGCGCTCTGTTGCGAGGATTACTTCTGCCTTGTACATTTACCAGCCCTCAATCTTAGCCAACATGGCGTCTACTTCAGACTCTAGGTCTTCCAGCGAGCCACTGTTGTGGATCCAAAAATCGCATTCAGTTTTTTTCAAACCGTTGTCTGAGACGTGAGCATTGACCGGACCAACTCCAGGACGCTCAACCCACAAAGACACGCCCATATTGTGGACAAACTCCAGTTCGTTGGGGAACCTCATGTCAGAGATAGCAAGGTTAGGGTTACCTCTCCTTGTCCACTCGACATTCAACGCATCTACCCACACATCTGGGCCGAACAGGTCACGTCCAACCTCTGTGCCGAGAACCTGAAGAAGCCTACGCATCTCAGGGAACTTCTCCTTGGCAGCTTGGTATCCAACCCTCTCTACTGCCTGAACATACCGTGTGATCTCACCCCTATTCACATCGACAATAGGGTTCAGGGTCTCTAGAGACTTCCTCAGTGGGTCTGCAAATGCCAGTCCCTGAAACCCGTACTTGGTCTCCAAGATCTTCCTGACGGTATCCTTACCAGACCCAGCGTAGCCAGCAATTCCAATGATCATTTAGTCCTCCTACTAAAAGGCGAAGGGAGGAGCACGTAGCCCCTCCCCCTAACCTTTCTATCAGGCAGCCTGGTACAGCTTGATCAGGCTACCCTTCGACCTCGGGTTCTTGCTGGCCGTGGTGCCAACCACCTTGATCTTCGAGCGGTACTTGGCGAGGAACTTGGACCAGGTCGCACCGACGAGGTTGGGCTCCCACGGCATCTTGCCACCAACGAAATCGTTTGCCGAGAACGGCTTGCCCTTCTTCAAGAGCCTGTTGAACTTCTGCTGGAAGTACTTCTGGTACTCAGCCTCCGTGACGATCGTGTAGTTGGTGGTGTCCAAAGTGACTGTGCTCATGTGTTGAACCTTTCTCGACGGCGTCCACCGTCGAATGTTGATGTCCTACGTGTTAGCTCCCTGCTTACCAGGGAGGCTTCTCTTTCCAGGTTGGTCGACATCACTTCCACCAGCTTTCGGTAGTTGTGTACGACATCCAACTGGTCAGAGATCTTCTGGACCTCGGGGTCCAGAGAGGCTTCTGCCTTCGCCACAGCGACTCTGGAGTCCTTGGACCAGGTCGAGGAGATGGCAGCCTGCTCAGCACGCTTGAGGCGCTTCTCAGCGTCTCTCTCGTCAACCTCTGCAAGGGCTAGCTGAGCTGATGCGAACCCCGACCACGCAATGAACTGCGTGAAGAGTTCCATCAGGTCGTTGTCAGGCAACGACGTGAGATCCTCAGGGAGTGCAGGCATCCCTGAGTTGGGGGTATCAGGTAGCACGAATCCTTGCTTCTCCAACTTCTTTGCAGCATCGCTCGCCTTGTCGGACATGTAAAGCATTCGGGCTCCTTAGGCAGTAAGTGTGAGGCAGTGGTGTTAGGAAGAGGCTAGGAAGCTATCATACGGTTTACAAGAACCGCAGCCACCTTCCTTGACATTGCATGGAGGAACCACTTCATCCTTGATGTAACTGAGGATCAAGCGGACATCGTCCTTGACTCTGGACCATGCAATAGAAGAGTACGGAACCACAAACTCCTTGACTTCCTGGTTGGCCTTGTTCTCGTAGAGAAGCACGGCTTCCTCAGGCGGGGACTCTCTGTACCAGTCATCCCCCATGTCATGGGCGATCCCCATGTAGATCATGGCTTGCTTCCTGTGTGCCATGAACGGAGATCGCAGCTCTTTCCAGGCCAGCTCTAGGTCCCCACCGCTTTCGACGAGTGACCCATAGTCCTCAACCCTGAACGTTCCTGCACCCATCGACTTGATCTCAATGATGAAGTCATCGCCAAGCCCCACAACCAAACCATCTGCCATACCACGCACAGGAAGAGTCGGGTGAACAAGAGGTACTTCCTTGTACTTTCCGTTCTCCCACTCACCCCACAACACCCCCATGTCACGAAGGTACCTCTGCCACTTCGAATGAATCAGGTGTCCCTCTTCGAACATGTTCATTCGAGAGAATGGAATTGGATCCTTGGGGATCACCATGCCGTTGAGCTGGTAGTAGCTCGCACGGAAGCACCAGTTCGATTTGGCCATAGAACTCGGGTGCAAATAGGTGAGGTCCCTCTCCTCATCTGGACGGAGCAGTGCCCACTTTTCCAGATGAGGGAGGAGACGCCCACTCTTCTTGTTGGTGTCGAGATACTTCCCGAGCACCTTGTTGGTGGCCTTGAAAGCCTTAGCCACGAATGAACCCGGACATGATGGAAGGAGCCGACGAGTCGAATCCTACGACATCAAGCATCCCAGGGTCGTTTGGATCAGCGATGGAGAACTGCGTAGCAGTCATGCCAACGACGATCAGCTTGGCGTCAATACCAGTCTTACGACGGTAGTCACGCAGAGCCTGGTCAGGCTTCACGTTCCCAGCCCAAGTCTCGTTGTCTGTGTAGACCACGAAGGCATCGAACTTCTTGTTGTTCTCCGATGCCCACAGCATCGGAAGGGCACAGTCAGTACCACCGAACGGCAGACGGCTGACAGCAGCAATGTTGTCGTCCAACCTACGACGAGGAGAGACGTCAAGAGTGGTGATGGCAGTCCCATACCCACCCCACTGAGACTTACTGTTACCAGCAGTGAACCCTACGATCTCGTAGTCCTTCTCAGAAGCTGCAGTGACCATGGCCATGGCAACTGAGCCAATGCGAGGGGTGATGCCAGGAGACCCAGCGATGTCACCCATTCCCATAGATCCAGAGACGTCCAGAGCCAACAGGATGCGCTTGCCGGTGGGCTCCACAGCCTTGAATGACTTGTAGAACGCCGAGTCAAGAGCGTCGACCAGGCGACGGTTAGGAGTCCATGACAGTGAGCCACGGACACCACGACCAGACTGGTAGGTCTTGAGGGCCTGGAGGATGTTGAGGGGATGCACACGGCCCTTCACGAGAACTTCCTCGTTGTCGATCAGGTCGACGAGCAGGCGCACAGTGGTGTCGCTGACACCGATCGAGGTCATACGACCAAGGTTACGGATGGCAGCGGTGACCGGAAGGTTCTTGGAAGCAACGAGTGCGTCCCAGATCTTTGGGTCCTTGAGAGCCGAGTCAGGCAACATCTCCCAGGTCAGACCGAAGGTGCTGATCAATCCAGGAAGCTCCTTGGTAGAGGCGTCCTTGGCGATGTTGAAGCCGTGGATGATCTTCGGGGCACCCTCAGTAGCCCCCTTGCCAGTGGCGAAGGAGAACACGTCCTGAAGCTCAGGAGACGAAGGCTTGGCGAGGCGAAGCACGTCCTTGTGGGTCCAGCCCTCACGGTTGCGGTACTTCACAACCTGGTACGCAGCCTGCTCAGGCGACTTGGTGGTGTACCAAGCAGCCACAGCGTCCTTGAGGACACGCCCCCAACCACGATGCTGGTTGGCGTAGCCAACGAACTCGAAGAGGTGGGTCGCAGTGCGTGCGACATTGGGCAGAGCCTTGGCAGCAGCCCTCTTGGTGGCGGTGTCACCGTACGAGATGGCGAGAGCCAGAGCGAAGAGAGCAGGGCTGTTCTTCGCAGCACGACCGCTCTTCGAGATCTCCTCGATGCGCTTGACAACGTCAAGCCCGTCTGACTGGATCATCTTGAGGGTGTGCTTCGCAGCATCCTTGGTCAGCTTCTGAGCTGAGGCGTAGTAGGTAGGGCTCTCAGAGCCAAGGATCAGGAAGCGATCCAGGTAGTCCATGTCCTTGATGGCGTACACGAACCCGCCAGCGTTGTTCTTCACCTGGTCCTCACGGTCCTTGACACGCTGAGGCGAGGCGGTTGTGAATGATGAGTAGGCGGTCTTTGCCATTTTCGGCTCCTTTTCGTTTAGTGGAACAAGATGATCTGGAGAACAAGGGAGTAGTCTCAGACGTTTTACGTGCTACCTTTACACCACAGGCCCATGAGCGGACCCGCTGGGAATCGAACCCAGACCTCTCCTTTGCATAGTAGATAACCCAAGACTGATCGGCTCTCCAGCAAGTATTAGAGCAGAGCAAGTTGGTAGGAACAGGCGGATAGAGGTAACCCATTCCAATTCGGCTCTACTGGTTCCCCCTCGAAGTCTAGCTCTTCACGCTCTCCCAAGTACCGGAGAGTAGGGGGATAAGGTGTGGGCTCCAGGACAAGTGGAGACTCTCCCACGAAGGTTCACGTCCATGCGTCGGGCGGGGATTAGATCGTACTACATGGTCTGCTCCTTTGTCAAGTGGATTTTTCAACCGGACTGATTCGCAGTGCAGATACTACCTGATCTTGTTGGTCAGGTCAATACCCCCGACACATTTATCCATGTGCTTGGCGTGGAGTGCCACCCCACCAAGCTCGTGGCAAGCCTTGTTGAAGGCGGCATCGTTCTTAGCCTGACCGATGAACCCACCAACAAGGCAGACAAGAAGGATAGCACCTGATGGGACAAAGATCCAACCAGGCAGCTCACACCAGGCCGTCAAGAAGATCACGAAGAAGCTGATGACGAGTCCAAGGAAACAGATGATCATGATGGTGTCGCCGCTCATGGGGAGAACTGTACAGGAGACCCATCAGGATGTCAACTACTTGATCTGAGTTTCTATCCAGACCGCTAGCTCGACGCCCTTCTTGGCTGCCTTCCTCTCCAAGGCTGCACGTTCCCTGTGAGAGAGTCCCCCCCAGATTCCGTGTTCCTCCTCATTGAGGAAGGAATAGAGCAAGCACTTATGGCGTACAGGGCAAGGAGGTTTCCCGTCCTTGCCCTTGCACACACCTTTAGCGTACTCGGCATCTACTTTGTAGATGTCCTTGTCTCTTGGAGGATACCACCTCTTTGTGTCCAACCCTTTGCACTTGGCTTGGTCTACCCAGGACCCAATATCAAGAGCTTTCTTCTCCAGTTCCTGACTGTCCAAGTGCTTTCTCCCTCAACTCCATGAAATCATCCTCAGTAATCATACACCAGTTACGGTTACCTAATGAAATACCGAGGTAAGGCATACGCCCATCCATGATCGCTTCCTTTTCAATCTTATCAAGAACGGAAGCTTTGATGGTAAAGCTTTTGTTGCCAGTGTACTTGTGCTCAATCAGAAGATCGGAGGATCGTACGTCACCTTTACGTGACCAGAAGGCTCCAGATGCAGCAACGGTAGAGCCCCCGACCCTCTTAGCAAGACGCCTCTCGTGAGCCTGGGACTGCTTGAGTCCCTCTGATTTCACCTATTGTCCTGCTCCCACTTGGCACCTTCCAGAGCGATCCTGGCTGCCCACATTTCCTTGGTACCACGGACCATCTTTCGTGCTCTGCGCTGCTCACGATTCGAGGTCTCGATGAACTGAGATACCTCAGCCCACGGATTCTTCTTCAGTAGGTCCGTCTTCAGAGTAGGTGTCTGATCCATGTGCAATCGCTTTCGTAGTTACCTGTAGTACTTCTTTTTCCAACTGGTCTCGTGCGCTGGGCTCCTCCCTAATGGCTTGAAGCATGGCGTCCAGACCCTGAACCCTGATGTCACCGTAGGTGTACCAGGATCCACCACGAGTAATGAGTCCGTTCAAGCTCCCAAGTGCGACCAGTTCCTTGGCGTAATCGAAGCTACCCTTCGGACAGAACTGCCCGTCCGCAAAGTAGAAGTCCATGTAGGCGGTCTGGTATGGAGGGAAGCTCTTGTTCTTGATGGTACGGGCCTTGATTGTCTGCCCTACCTTCTCCTTGTTCTCCTCGATCCACTCGTCACGTCGTACCTCGACACGAGTAAAGTAGGCAAAGTCTTTCCCCACCCCACCAGGTGTGGTGCGAGGGTCACCGTACATCACACCGATCTTCATCCTCCACTGGTTGATGACGATGCCGAGGAATGGTCTCTCCTCAGAGACAAGAGACCTCTTTGTAGCCGGGCCAATCTTTCGGAAGAACTGGTTGGTGAGGAGAGCACCACGACCAACAGTTGACTCTCCCATATCCTTCGCATCCTCTGCTGAGGGAACGAGGGCAGGTAGAGAGTCAATGATCACACAGTCGATCTGCTTTGACTTGGCGAAGTCTTCGGTCATTCCATAGGCTTCCTCCATGATGTTGGACTGAACGACGAGGACCCTCTCGGGGTCAACGCCACACATCTCTGCGTAGTCAGGCACCCAAGACTCTGCAGCAATCCACACGGCCTGGAACTCGGGGTCCTTGGCCTGACATGCAGCGAGAGTCTTGAGAGCAATGGCTGTCTTGCCATGGCTTGGTTCACCAATGAGTTCGTGCCACTGGTTAGGTGGCCAACCTCCACCGAGGATGACGTCCAAGGATACAGACCCCGTAGTGAACCTCGGTGGAGGAGCGATGATGTCCTTGGCCAGGACGATAGACCCAGGGTGCTTCTTGTTGTGTGCGTCGATGATCTTCTTGAGTTCGGGGGTCACTGCAGCCTTCCCACTATTTGATTCGGAATGTAGGTAGGAGATTCTACCTGCCTGGCAGCCTTGACAGGGATGCCTGACACAGCACCCCCAGATACTCCGCTACCTGACTGACGCACAGGGTACCCGCAGTCGAAGCACTGCTTCTTCGCTTCACCCTGAGAAAAGTAGTTTCCGCTACCGCACTCAGGACAGTCATCAGACTGCTTGGCACTCGTTGCCTTGGTCGGAGCGTAGACAGGAGGAACTACAACAGGAGGTGTTCTCTCCTGCTGTGGTGGAGGATTGCCTAGCTTCTTTGCCCACCAATCACTCATCGAAAACCACCTCAAATGGAGTCTCTTGACGGGGGTTCAAAGCTACGAACCCATGACGTACCAGCAACGACAGCCAGGACTTCAGAAAGAGGAAGTTAGCATCCTGCAGCTCTTCCCTTGTAACGGAGTCCTTGTCTTCTGGGTTGAGACCCACGAACTCCTGAGCCCTGCGCTCGATGTCTGCAAGCATGGTCAGCATTCCAACCGTGTGCATACTGGCGTAGAAGTAGGCCAGAGGATCCACCTGATGATGCTCACCCATCTGCTGCAGGGACTCATTCACCTCGTGCTCGAACACCTCAGGATGTGAGGGGACAAGTCCGAACAGCTTGGTGAGAGTATCCCTTCTCGCAAAGTTGCTTCCAGCCACATCCCTCACGTACTTCTGAGGGATAGAACGGAGAGTGATCGGATCAGACTTGAACCTGTTCTTCCTACCATAGAAGTAGGAAGCAGCAACTCCTGTCACCGCAAGAAGAGGGTAGATGGCCTTCTTCACTTAGCGTCACCCCACCTATCTGCGACCTTCGCCTCAGCGATCAGCGGAACCTTGAGCATATTGAACCCCTCCATTGCTTCCTTCAATGCTACGACTGACTCTTCCACGTTCTCTTCTGGAACGTAGCAGACAATCTCATCGTGAACTGTCAAGATGATCTTGCCGTTAAGAGGTGTGATGGACTTGTGGGCACGGACCAAAGCTACCTTCATGATGTCTGCAGCAGACCCTTGAATCACTGTGTTGAACGCCTGGCGCTCTGCCCTCTGCACGAACCCTCGCACAGGGGACTTCAACTCTGGCAAGTACCTGACTCTTCCCATCAATGTCTTGACATGAGGAGGGGTCTGCCTACGAGCATTACGGATGACCTCGGCCTTGTAGCGGGCAACGCCCCTCATCTTGCTGTCGAACTCGTCTAGCAAAGCTGCAGCAACTCTGGTGGTGGTTCCAATGCTTGTTGCAATCTTGTCTGGACCCACTCCGTAGGCCATGGAGAGAACGAGCACCTTACCTGCAGCTCTGTCAACCCCCACCGTGTTACCGATGGTGGTGTAGATGTCTTCCCCATTCAAGTAGTTCGCCATCATGATTGGATCCCCAGAGAATGAAGCGATGATCCTCGGTTCAATCTGAGAGTAGTCAGCAGAGATCAGCTTGAACCCTTCAGGAGCAACGAACAGGTTACGAATCATCTTACCGTACTCAGTGGAAGCATTCGGAACGTTCTGCAGGTTAGGGTTAGAGGACGAGAACCTTCCCGTCTCTGCACCTGTCTGCTTGAATCGAGCGTGGATCCTTCCCTTGATAAGGAGGGACTCCTTGACCTCCACCTTGGTCTTCTTGCCCACCGTCTTGGTCACCTCGCCACCGCTGTAGGGGATGACGTAACCAGAGTGGAGCTTGGCCAGAGTCTGGTACTGCTTCAGAGCCTGGGCCAGCTTGTTCTTGGGATAGGCATCGAGGACATCTCCATCTGTACTGTAGTCCGTGATCTCGATAGGCTTTCCCTCCTTCTCCTTCTTCTTCCCACCATCGGTCAGCTTGATGGGCTTGAGCCCCTGGCCTCCCACATCCTTTGAGGAGAAAAGAAGCCTCTGCTTCTCAGGGTTGGAGTTGATATTGAAGACAACTCCAGCAGCCCTGTAGCAGTCTCCGATGGCATCTTCTAGGTCCTTACTCAGCTTGTCACTGAGGACCTTGAGTGCCTCACCATCAATAGGGGCTCCAGTCAGCTCCATGTCAGTGACGACTTCCATCACCGGCATCTCGATCTCATACATGACCTTGTGAAGGCCATTCTCCTCCAGCTTAGGAGCCAATGACTTGTAGAGCAGCCAGGTGTACTTCGCATCCAGGTACGAGTACTTCCAGACATCACTGAACGAATGCAAGGAGATGTCCTTACCGACACCCTTCGCCATGTTGTACCCCAGCTCTCGCTTCAGGGCACCGTCAAGCTTGAGGTCGCCTCTCTCGGCAAGCCTGCTGTCCAAGAGAAACCCAGCCACCATGCAGTCAAAGTAGGGACCAACAGGAGGGCCACCAAGGTACTTGGCAACGCTCTCCAAATCGAAGATCAGATTCTGTCCGATCTTGAGGATGTCAGGAGACATGAAGACAGGCTTCAAAGCCGAAAACACCTGAGCAGGGGTGAGCTGCTCAGGTGCCTCAGACCAGATGGGTGTCCACTTGGACTCTGCCTTCGAGTAGTCAGACTCTCGAAGCTCCAGCCCTTGGGCCTGCCTCTTGAGTCCGGTACCTGTAAGAGGCTTGCTCCAGTCCAGGAACTCACCGTGTGGATGACCCATAGGGATCACGTCACACCTACCAGTGGTAGACAACTGCAACCAGGCAACCCTGTTCACATGTGTGATGAGCCTGTCATCTCCAATAGTCTCAACGTCAAAGGCAAAGGCATCTACCTTTGAGTATGCGTCGACCACCTCATCAAGATCGTCCTGTGTCAGGACGAGGGATTCCATTACTTGGTGACACTCTCCACGACCTCACGAAGCTGAGCCTTGGTCGACACCTGAACAACGTCAACGGTGTAGAGCTTCGCAGCAGCAGCCAGCTTCTCAACAACAGAGGTATCGATGCCGAACTCTTCCTGGACATCAGCTTCCTTGATCGAGTTGGTTGAGTACGTGGTATTGGTACCAGTACCGTCACGAGAAACGATCACGTAATGCTTGTTGATCGGACCAAGACGGCCCTCGTGGATCTTCTGGATCGAACCGAGAAGTCTCGGACCTACGGTGAGGGCCATGTGCTGCGGTCCACCCTCGGCGCTGAGGTTCAGCACGTTGAAGACGAACTTGCGATCGGGCTTGTGGTTCAAGTCATCGCAGAGAGGGCAACCATCTTCGAGGCACACGAAGCTCTTCTTCGTACCCTTCGGGGTTTCCTGAACGAAGTGCTGCTTGTAAACAGCGAATGGCTCATCCTCAAGGAACTTGACAACCTGCTCCTCTTCGGAGAGCTTCATCTCCTTGACAAAGCCCTCGGCCACCTCAGCCTGGAGCTTCTTGGCTGAAGACCAGCCAGCCTGGACAGTTGAGGACCTACGTGGGACCTCGTTCTCGTCCTCATCTTCGAGGACCTCAGGCTCAACAGCCTCGGTCTCCTCGTACGATGCAGTAACAGGGGCGGTCTTTGTTCTTACGGCCATGATGACTCCTAGTCATTGGTAGTTGGCTTCCAGGCATTTTCAATCTCGGCAGTCAGGTCAGAGTGTTCGGACCATTCAATTCGAGGTCTATCAAGCAGCCCACGTTGTGCAAATGCACGGATGGCTGACTCGATCATTGGTCGAGTGTACAACCTTCGACCAGGTACAAGCTTACCATGTACTTCTACACTTCGCAGTCTATATGGGGACTGAGGAAGGTATCCTCTGTCCAACCACATCCTAATGGTGGGTAGTGGACGTTCCAGGGCCGATGCGAGGGCACCGATCGTGAACATCTCTACCTCTACTCCACCGATCTTCTTCTTCACAGGACGTGAGTCCCATGAGGACTCGGTCTTTTGAGCTTTGGGGGGAGGATCTAATGGAGTTCTGCGCTTCTTCTTCGAACCAGGATAGAACTGATCGAAGAAGTTATCGAGTTGCGTCGAGGTGTCTGTGCCAGTCATCTCTCCACCTTGTTGCAGCTTTGACCCAGTCATCTGATTGCTCGGACCAGTTTCCATGCGAGACGTTGGCGATGACAGTCCAAGCGTAGTAGAGAAGGTCTTCTACTTCTCCTTCGGGATCACGAGCGCCCACGATTCCTCCACTGGGTAGATCTCTTGTAGGTCTTCCTCGGTCAAACGACCCTCTTGGAAGGCGGCGTACACAGCGTCTTCATTGATGGCTGGCACGTACTTGATGCACTCATCGTAGAGGTTCTTCTCGTTGAAGATCCTCTCGGCTGCTTCAAAGTCCTGTGACGTCTTAGTGCGCCTCTGTCTCTGAAGCAGAGTCTCTCCAATGTTCCACCAGACGTGACCCTTGGAGTCCTTGTCCCCGTTCATGTCGACCTCTTCTGAGATCCTCTGCTTCAGGGGCTTTATCATCAGCTCAAGCTGGGCCATCCTATCCTTCAAAGACAGGAACAATGTGAGGTCCTCTTCCAAGCTCATGAAGACATCTCCCACGGAGATGTGAGATCCAGGAGAGTCCCCGATGTATCTGGGAAGACTGGCTCATGCTTGGTCGCCACGTACTCCTCCATCCACCCAACCAGGAGCGACGTCACAGACTTCCCCTCGCTCTTGGCAAGGTCCTGTGCGGCCTTCCAGAGGTGGTCAGGGCAACGGAATGCCCTCGTAGGTGTGTTAGCCATATCATTCTCCTTCTAGGAACTTGGACAGTGAGCCAAGGGTCATCGGCACCCCACCCTTTTGGTCGATGCCATCTCCGTCAACAATAGCAGAGGCGACATTGTTCTTGTGCTGTAGAGACAGCCATTGTCTTTCCTCGATAGAGCCCTCTACCAGGAAGTCCTGGATGACTACAGAAGGCCATTTGCTACTCGCCCTACGGATCCTTCCGTTCCTTTGAGTAGCGGCACCAGAGGACCATGGAAGGTCGTAGTTGATTAGAAGATTGGCTGCTGGCAAGTCCACACCGTAGCCACCAGCGTCACTGGACACGAGCACACGGATGTTCGGATCAGAGTTGAACAGTTCCTTGTTCTTGTTCTTCGTCTTAGCATCTAGTTTACCGCTGTAGATTAGACACTTGTCATCACCTAGTGATTGACTTATGAAGTCAAGCATCGGCACGAACACTGAGAAGATCACGACCTTGTTCCTCTCGTCGCAGTCCAGGAAGTCGTTGACGTAGGCAACGAGCTTCTCCAGCTTTGTCGACGCAGGCAGAGAGTCGAGAAGACCTAGCTCAAGAAGCTCCTTAGCATACGCACTACCCCCAAATACTGAGGGGTCGGACGCCTTCTCTGCAGAAAGGCGTAGGAGCTGCGGGTGGTCGCAGAACATTCTCATGCAAACGATCTTGGACATCACTGCGCCCTTGGCAGCGTCCATGAGCCTGTCCTCATCGCCGTCCTCAAATAGGTCTGTAGAGGCGCTGAACACGTCCTGGAGGGACTCCAGCTCTCCAAGGAGATCCTTCACCATGTGATCGTACAGACCCTGCCCCTTGGCCGGGAGAGGGACAAGGACAGGAGGGTTGTAGATCGTGTCAGGTAGGTGTGGAGCAACGTCAGGGTCGTTCTGTGTCTTTCGAACAAGGGCAGGAGTGATCTTGTCATGCAGCACGCCAAGGTTTCTGTACCTCTCCACGCCACCCCAATCGTTTCGGACAATGAAGCTCTTGTCGAAGAGGTAGAAAGGTCCGAGAAGCTTTGAGTCAACGAACTCCATGATCGAGAACAGTTCCTCTGGCTTACCATTTTCCACAGGAGTTCCTGTGAGTGCAAAGCGCACAGGAGTCTTGGACTTCAAGGACTTGATTGCCTTTGTCCTTTGAGATTTGAAGTTCTTGATGGCGGTTGCTTCATCCAGGACAATGAACCCACACGGAAGAGTGGCAACCTGCTTGAGGTCACGCACGACTGTCTCGTAGTTCATAACGATCCAGTCCACACCTTCTGTAGCCCAGGACCTAGCCTTTTCGTACTGCGCCTTCCTTTGGGCAGGGGTGCCATCAATGACGAGGGGAGTGCTGTCGCTCCAGGTCTTAATCTGGGACGCCCACTGGTACTTCAAGCTGCTCAGGCACACAATGAGCCCAGGCTCTTGGATCACCATGTCATCCATGAGCTGCTCAATGGCAGCAATGGTCATGACTGTCTTACCCAGGCCAAGGTCATAGGCTACAAGAAGGCTCTTCCTGTCGACCATCTTCGATACAGCAGGAGGCTGGAATGGTAGGAGTGTTCCCTTGAAGGTCATAGCCCTGCCCACACGAGATGCTTGGCAGTCTTGATGCCCCTCTCGATCTCCTCTTTTGACATGTCTCCGATGTCCTTTGCCGACGAGTCTCCGTAGTTGAAGACCCTGGTGTCTAGTGGTAGATGATCGTACATGTCAACCAGTTTCTTGGTCTGGGAGCGTCCGGCGTCATCGTTGTCTAGAGCAATGATCAGGCTGTCACACTTCCTAAGAAGTTGCAACTGTTCTGGAGTTGTGTCCACCCCGTACGTCGAGACACCACCTGAGACTCCACAAGAGTAGAGGCGCACACAGTCCAGAGGAGACTCTACGAGAACCCTCCTTGATGCCTGAATACCATACCCAAAAAGCGTGTGTCGCTTCTTCACTCCCGAAGGGTAGTTCTTGAACCTGCGCTCTGTTTGTGACTTCTCCTGCCAGCCCAAAAGCTTCCCTGTCCAGGGCTCCCTGATAGGTGTGATCCATGAGTCAGTGTCTTCCTTCCATCTAACACCGAAATAGGAACAGGCGTTCTCGGTGATCTGACGGGCCTTCCTAGCCCACTCAGGCGGGTCGGTGTAAACGGCAAGCAGAGCATCGCTCAAGGTCCTGAGCTGCGACGGTCCAACGTACTCACGTACCTGTAGCGTCTCCAGGATGGCTGCTGGAGTGAGCCCGTCAAACTCTTCGAGCCAACGGTACCCAGCCTCCCAATCCCACTCACCCCACGAGGTGCGAAGACCGAGCTTGAAGACTACCAGAGAAACAAGGTTGCCATGGTACCCACAGCTAAAGCAGTTATGGAGGCCCGTCTCGCTGTTGATGAACCACGAGGGGTTGTGGTCCTCCTTGCCCAGGTTCGCCATATGGCCGGGGCACTTCGCCCTCATCTCATGGCCACTAGAGTCAACGACCTGGATCCCCAGGTTAGCAAGTACCTCTTCGATGTCAGTATTCATCTTCTGCTGACCATTCCTTGAACGTGGAACCTTCCCAGTCCCACAGCATCTGCGTCTCTGTGTTCGGGCAGTTTCGTGAAGCTACAACCTTAAGAAGGCGAACATCATCCATATCTTCAGCAGGACGTTGAAGACCAAGGATGACATCTGAGTCCTGATAGAACGAAGACGAGTAACCAATCGCATCTGCAGTCACGTTTCCCTTCTTGAGCTTCCAGTTGAGCACCTGGGTACTGATGACCAAACAGATGTCCCTTCGCTGAGCGAGTCTCTTGAAGGACCTGGTGATGTTGGTGAGAGCCTGAGGGGTGTTGTGCTCCCCGGTCTGTTCGTCCACCATGAGGTAGACACCGTCAACAAAAACGATGTCAGGCTGGTGGTGTTGGATCTTGGCTTCCAGAGCGGACACGGTGTTACCAGCAGCAGAGTCCCCTAGCCAGAACTTGTGCTCCATCTTGGACGTCTGCCTAAGAGCCCTGGAGAGCTTCTCCTCCTCCTCTGAGGACAGAGTGCCAGTCATGAGCCTCTGATGGCTCACACCGGCTCTCATGGCATCGTAGCGGCTAGTCTGCTCAGCGTTGCTCATCTCGAAGCTTCGGAAGTATGGAACATACCCGAGGCTGTGGATGTTCAAAGCGATCTGTAGCGAGAGGGTTGACTTGCCCGTCTTCGGTGGGGCAATGATCGTTACGAGCTGGCCCTTCTGGAGTCCTGAAGTTGCTCGGTCAATCGTCGGGATTCCTGTGGGAAGCCCAAGTAGACCGCCAGGCAAATCCTTTCTAGCCAGGTACTCGTCCCAACGAGAAGTTGCTGTAGACGTGAGATCGTAGTCAACCTGCTCACTGAACCCTCCAGACTCCAAGGTAGCGATGCCCTTGGACATCGCCAGGAGCGCTGCCTCGTAGTCATCTTCCTCTGAGATATGTCGAGCTGCTTCACGTACCGACCCAACGATATGCTGACGACGGCGGTACTCGATGATCTGATCGAGCATGTACTCGATCTTGTCCTCAACGTTGAGGATGCGGTAGTTGGGGAAGTTGTCTTTGACAGTTACTGCAGTGGGCACTTCTCCGTACTTGGAGTAGTGGGACCTGACGAACTTCCAAACAGCCCTATCGTCTGGGGAAGCGAACCAGTCTTCAGCTACTCCACGTTCCAGAAGAAGCGAGACATCTCTGTCCTTGATAGCCCTGGACAGAAGCCTTGTCTCATTGTCTGCAGCCACTCACATCACCCTTGTCAAATCAAGTCCCCACGAACCATAGGTCAGAAGATGCTCGGGAAGATCGAACACTCCCTGTACGTCTGGCCTGAACGGGATGCCCCTGGCAATCTCTGAACGAGACTTGTACGCCTTTGCGTACCTGAAGGGGTTGCTCCCGTGAGCATCAAGGTCTTCCAGCACAGACTGCACATCTGCGTCTGAGCACTGTACATCGAACAGCTCCAGTGACGCATATGAGGACATGAAAAACCTGAAAATCCCAGCAACCTTCACCCAATCGTAGGCGCTAACCTCAACGACTTTGTCTTTCCTCCAGCGTCGTTTCTCAACGAGCTGTTCCTTAGTCGTGATGACGTCCAAGGATACGAGGTAGAGCGGAGGATGTCCGTTTGAGATGTCACCTTTTTCCACTCTTCGTCACCTCTGCATCCAGCGAGATCGCTGGAAAGAATGCACCATTCGCCAAGCTACCGACTGAGTCACCGTACACCTCTGACCACAGTGGAGTCGAGACGTTGGTGGACACAATTGTCGGGAACCCTACGTCATAGCGTCTACGAAGAGTCTCAGCAAGCAGAGTTCGGATCCACCCGTTGCCAGTCATATGCTCCTTGCCGAGATCATCCAGGACAAGCACACGAACATTCAAGCTGTCCTGAGAGTGGACCCCTTGGACCTGCTGGAGCAGCTCCTCGTCACCCTCTCCACGAATGACAGCGGACTTCATCTCGACTAGGTCACTGAACGGGAGGAAGTACCCCGGCCTCAGAACGAGGTTGTTGACCTGAGGGTCGAAGGTCTGCAGTGAGGCTTCGACCAGGATGTCCTGGAGGATGGCACTACCGATGTAGGACTTCCCGCTGCCAGGTCCCCCGACAAGAATCAGACCCTTTCCGCAGCGAGGATTCTGTGAACGGATCACTTGCCCACTGGTCACGGCAGTCTTCCACCCCTCAAGCTTTGATCGAGCCTGGTCTGCCACCTTCGTCAGGTCATTGAGTGAAACTCCGACCCTCTGCATGGGGATGTTTGCGTTCCTTACCCAGGACTGCCTGCCCCTCTTTAGGTCTTCGACCTTGAACATCTTACCCCTCGAACAGTAGCTCAATCTCGCTTTGGATCAGGAGATCCCCGGCGACAGTGTCAGCGGTCTCCAGGAAGTCATCTTGGTCGAAGGACCCTTCGATCCACCCCCCACGAACAAGGGCAGCGTAGATCGGAAACATCCAATCGCTGTCTCCCAGCGGTCGCTTACAGCTAAACCCCTCTTGCTCTTGGAGCAGGGTCAGGAAGATCTCACAGAGATACCCCCCAACTGTCGTGCTGTCAGACGGGTCGTTGTAGAACAGCTTTTCATCAAGTGGTCTCATGGGTCTCCTCGAAAATGTTTCCGTACTCAGCGTAGAACTCTTCCCACTGCTTGTCAAGAATTTCGTTCTGTACTGACACCGGAACCTTGTTGACGATCCTGTTCGCCCACGGGATGACACCTGGTGCGAGCTTGATGAATCGCTTCCAGATCTGCTCGGGTCCATCACAGGTTTCCCAGTGATACGGGTTGGCCCAGAACATCCTCATGATCTGAAGCTCAAGCCTGGCGTCGGAGTCGTTGGCGGCACGGAAGTCAGCGAGCGCCATGATGAACCTCGACTGGTACAGATTCCAGCTCATCATTGGCAGGTGCTTGTTCATCTCGGCATGGAACTCCTGGGCAACGTCCTTCACGGTCCACTGTTCGAGTGGCTTCTCCGAGCGGTGACGGGTTTGCTTCTGGCGCATGGAGTCCCTGCGGGCCTTGGCCTTGGCTGGAGCTGCGCTGGACTTGAATGGATTCTGCGTATCCCCATGTGATTCCTTGGCATCGAAGCCAATCTCATCCCATCCCATGTACTTTGACTCCTTTCGATGCATTTCATGCTTTTCGATGCATTCCATGTTATTTGAGGCCATCTCATGCGAAGCATGATAAGGACTATAGATCTCCGTTAGGAGATCTATGTCCTTATGCCCTCTTATAGCTGTGCTGCTAACTGAGGAAGGACTGTCAATGGGACAGAGGGCCTGAACTTCGAACGCAGAGTTCCAGCGTCCAGCAATCTTGTACTTCGAAAGAACGAGCCTACCAGCAGCAATCAGCTCGTTCATGGCACGACGCACCCTATCTCTGCCCACACCGATGCGGGCAGAGATCTCACGGGAGTTGATACGAACAGTCTTGTGGATCGCTAGGATCTCTTCCAGGACTCTTTCAGCGAGTGGTGTCACGTACTCAGGCTACCAGTTCACCTGTGTGGGGGTCAACCTGACGTGCTCGGTCATCGTAGAGCACTCGCATCTGGAAGTCCTTCTTGTCGGTGACAGGAAGAGCAAACCCGAAATGCTCTCGGCAAAACTCGAATACGGGGCCGTAGTGGTTAGGGTGGTCTGCTCGTGCAGTGAGGATGCGAACGTCCTCACCCTTCTTCAGGAGGTCACGGACAAGCTCCACCATCGGCATGAGCGGCTTGCCGTACGCAGGGAAATTCGGCACAGACTCAGCAAGGGTCCCATCGAAGTCCACCCCCACCCACTGGTGGAAGACTGGCTTGAGTTCTTCCATGACCTCTTCGGACTTCTCCACGGCGGCTTCTTCCGCCGCTACCTTGTTGCTCTTCTTCGGTGCCACACGCTCTCCCTGTGTTAGTGGGAGATTGCCGTTCGTGATGTCGTACACCGGAACAGTGATCTCTCCAAGAAGACCCTGAAGGTCTTCGTCTTCTTCGTCATTGAAGAATAGCACAGAGTCGCACCTGTTGATCTCGAAGGGGACCAGCTCTCCGGTGCCGATGTGTGTTGCAGCCTGGCAGGCTTCCTGCATCCAGTCGATGTCTGCGTAGAACTTGGGGACGTACAGCTCGAAACCGTTGCCGTCTCGCATGTCCTTCTGTAGCAGCCTGAAGATCGAGTCCGTGGACTTCGTTCCCTCCAGGATGAAGTAGACGATCGTTGCGTCTCCCTCAATGGATTCGAGGTAGTCATCGAGTAGGGCTGAAGAGTTCCGTACGTCGGAAGCTCCTGTTCCTACAAGTCCGATTCGTGTGGCCATGAGTTCTCCTTCTGTCTAGACAGAGGAGGGTATCAGATACTTGCTCCAGATGCAAACGAAATCTTGAAGCTGCCACCGGCTGGCAGGTACTCGGGCGCAGTCATCCTGAGTCTGTGGAACTTCGTCACCCTGTTCGGGTAGTAGACACTGATGCTATCGTGGGGAGCACCTAGCCAGAATGTGTCCTGGCTGTCTCCCAGACGAGAGCCTCCATCGAAGAACTCTGAAGGTGCGTAGTCTAGGGACGTCGGTGGGATGTAGTCCATCATGTTTCCGAGGGACTGAACCATGACTCCATCGATGTTCCCTGTGAGTCCTGCAGGACCAGTCATCTTGACGGTGATCGTGAACTTCCTGAACCCGTCCACAGTTCCTGCAACGTCCGTGTACACGGTGTCGGTACCGATGCGAGCGTAGGTGAGTGTGTTCGATGTAGGGGCTGCAGTGACCGTGAACTCTCCGTCGTAAGGGAACCCGCATCCTGCTACAGTGATCTCGTCACCAGCCAGGAACCCGTGTGGGTCTGCTGTAGTGAGTGTGACCTCGTTAGAGGACAGGATGGCCAGGATCGCCTGAGGGACCGGAGGTGACACCGTGCATAGGTAGCCTCTAGCCCAGGTACTGCTGGTGGGCAAAGTGACTGCTGTCTTGGGAGCACCGCTCCACTCCAGCTCCATGATGGTGATGGTAGCCCCGCTACTCTTGTAGTAGGTACTGAAGGTCACTCCTGTGCTAGCGGCAGCCTTGCCTGAGTAGGAAGCTCCAACTGTTCCGGTGGTCACCTCTTCCATCTTAAGAGATGAAAGGGTGCCCTTGATGAAGTCACTTGTGTCAAGTGACAGCCCTGTTGTTGTGTTGTCGATGTTGTTTGTCCAGGCACCAAACCCAAGATCGAACGTCGGGTTCTTCACGATGTTCTGGAGCGTTGGATAGAGAACAATGTTCGCCTGTCGGGCGTCCTCGTAGAAGGTATGTACGGTACCCTTCTCTACCTGGAATCCGTCCGCATAGAAGACCTCGTTTGTCCCTGGGTTCATGATCTGTAGTCGGACGCTCAACCATGCAGCGTCTGGAGGAGCAACCTCTCCATCAACAAACACATCACTCCAACCGGAAGTAATGGTTACCTCTTCTCCAGAAGTACTTTGAATCAAGTTACCTGACTCATTGAACCAAGAAACACAGAGGACTGCTGATCTGTTTGTGTCGTTAAAGGCAGTCATCCTGATGCAGGCTGAGTACGCAATGTTTGGCTCTACGGGAATGGCTGTGTATGGATCAATTGGCCAACCGGAGAGTGAGATAACTGCGTGTGAGATGGCAGAGATTACGCCACCTCCAGTCCACGAGATGTCAGACGAACCCCATGTGTAGTCGACAGACCCCCAGGATCCTCCAGGGATACCAGAGGTGGTTGTGGGGATGATAGTCTCTACTGTGGTAGCCCCCGGAGCAGGGAGCACTCCACCGTTCCTGTTTGGAGCGAGGCTCTGGTCAGTGGCAGTGATAGCCATGAGAGCTGCGTTCTTGTTCGGGAACCCAGCAGGAGACCCGCTGTCGACATAGGCAGGGAGTGTGGTAGAGGCTGGTACCCTCTCAATGCGGCACTTCTGGATTACCTTCCAGTTGCCCAGTCCTTCCTCGAAGGAAGAGTCATTGATGGTGAGGACAAGGTTCTTGCCCTTCTCAACCTTGGACTTGAACCCAGTGAGTGACTCCGTGTACAGCTTGAGACCGGCAGTAGTTCCACGCATCTTATGCAATCTCGTTGCATTCCATGCCAGAGCCCTTGCCCTGCCCGCAGAGATGCCAGTCTCGTACATCATGCCTAGCTGCTGCATGAGCACTGGTAGCACAGAGATGCTGATCCTGTTCACATCGTAGGGGCGTGACTCAATGTCGATCTCAGTTCTGTACAGAGAAAGCTGGAAAGCGAAGAGCCCGAGGAAGTTCACGAGGTCCCTGTTGACACCTCCAGCTCTCCAGTTGTAGAGGTCCACCGCCTTGTATGGGGTGGGTAGCATGTCGTACATGGCCTGGTCAAATCCCCAGTCCTTGACGCTCAGTGCGTAGGCTTCTCCAGCTTTCACCCAACGTCCACCCTCGTCAGTGACGAAGATAGAGTAGTACTGGTATGACCCTTGAGTTAGTCCTACGTTGAGGAATGAGTTGGGGGAGATGTTAGTAGCAACATCAATGAGGATGATCCCATCGTCTGCAGTCTCTGGGAATCCGTACTGACTTCTCACCAACCTGAACTGGCTGTCATCCAGCGTCCCCTTCGGTGTAGCCCATTCAAGGCGAATAGCACCGTAGTCCACCGCTGTTGCGATGAACCCGTCTGCGACGTATACAGATGTCGACCCGGTGCCGTACGAGACACCAGAGCCGTAGAAGTCAATACCATAACGAGCCATTTAGAA